CTGCTGGGCCTGAAAGTTTTCAGATTGTAGGCCCGTAAGCTGCTGCTGCTGAGTTAGTCCCGCGTTGGCGTTGGCCATCTGCCCTTGCAGGCCAAGTTGCGCGGCTTGTGGGGCCATCTGCCGCTGTAGCCCCACGGCCCCGGCATTTTGGCTCTGCCGCATCAAGTCGCCGTACTGCGAATTGAGCGCGCCGAGCTGCTGCCCCGAAAAGGCTTGGCCCGGCGGGGGCGCGAAGCTGCTGGGCTGCATCATCTGCTGTGAGCCTTGATTGATCGCGCTCTGCGGGATTTGCCCAGCCGTGATCCCAGTCGTGTAGTGGCCCGTGCCGCCGAAGCTCATTGAACACCTCCCGGTTGAATCGGCAGCAGCGGTGGCAAGCCCCACGGCTGTTGCTGCTGGCCTTGGGGCTGCTGCTGACCACCTTGCATGGCGAACTGCATTGCCGGGTTCGGCTGTTGATGCTGCTGCGCGGCTTGGTTGAGCATTTGTTGGAGTGCGCTCTGATCCGATGGGTTCGCCATGACGGCATTCACAGCGCCGGGATTTGCGGCCTGTCCCTGCGGCAAGTTGATCTGGTTGAACTGCGGTTGTTGCCAGCCGTTGGCCATGATTAGTACCCCAGCATTTGTGCGATTGAGCCCGTGGACGACGGGCGGTTGTAACCCGCCAAGCCCGCGCTGCCAGCATACGGCGTGTAGCCACCTTGCGAGTAGCCCAGCGACGAAAGCATGTTCGGACCACCGCCTGCGCCGCCGAGTTGGCCGAGCGTCTTTTGGATATAGCTGTTGGGGTCGATGCCGCCAAAGGCCGCGCCGCTTCCCGCCGAACCGCCGGCCGCGCTACCTGGGAGCGAAGCGGCTTGCGGTGAGTTCGTGCTTTGGAAGCCGGCCATGCCGCCGCCCGAGAGGCCGTTGCTCATGTTGGCCAGGATCGGCAGTGCCGCCAGTTCCCGGTCAAGGCCACCGGACTGCTGCATCTGGGTATTGGCCAGTTGGCCGCCGATGCCCAGGCCATACATCTGCATCCCCTGCTGGGGATTGGTAGCGCTCGATCCCCATTGCTGCGTGCCGGGGCTGACCGCCGGGTTGCCGTAAGAACCGCCGCCGCCCTGGCCACCACCGAACGCCTGAGAAAACCAACTTCCCCCGTTGCTGCCGTTGACTGCCGGGTTGCCGTAAGACATCGTAGGTGCTCCGTTGAAGCCTCGTGGTTTATTGTAGTCAGTTAGGGCCGAAGATGCGAGGTAAATCAGGTGTGCCGCGCCGGCCCCGGCGGCGGGTCGCAGCAGCCGTGGATTTCTGGTGGCGGCTCATCGGCTGCGCGACATTGCATGTAGACTTTTTCGACAGGTGAATCCGTGGGACCGCTCCACTGCTTGCACTCCGGGCAAGTGTAGCCGCCGCGATCAGGTTGGAGGTTTTGGCAGTTCATACCGCGAGCACAAAAGCCGCGCCTGTCACTGCACCCTGGCAATCGAATAGATCGTTGGACAGCAGCGGCAGCGAGTAGTTGTTGAAATTGCAGTTGAGCGGCAGCCCGGCAGCCGACTTCTGCCACACGAACGCCGAAATGCTCGACGCCACGGTGAGCGTCACGGCATTGCCCAGGGTGACGCCCAAGTCGAGCGTCACGGTCCAAGTACAGGTTGCATCGCCCGGCGCGATCGTCGCCGTCCACACGCAAGCATTCCCGCCACTCTGCGTGAGCAAGATCGTGGCCCCTGAGAGCGCGGTGCAATTCGTGCAAACTCCCGGCTGATTGATGAACCCGGCATCGGTCGGCAGCTTGGCCTGCATCTGCGCCGGCGTCGTGCCGGTGTTGCAGTGCGCGCAAGCGGTCCCGACCCCGCACATCGCCAGATTGTTGGCGGTGTTGTACACCAAATTGCCGCCGGCTGTTTTGAGTCTGGGCATCGCTTAGCATGGTCCAGCCACGTTGATATTGGCGAGCGCCTGGACCGCGCCCGGAGTGAACACATAGACGCTGTTGGTGAACTGCTTTTGCAGGGCGGGCGAGTTCCACTGCACGTCGGTAATGACATTGACGGCCGAGGCATTGATGATCGTGGTCGGGTTCGGCGCGCCGGCCGTACCGAGAAACACAATTGGAATTTTAGTCTGCACCAGTCGGTGGTTCGTCGCGTCCCAGCTAACGTCGGTTACGACGTTCTCAGTGTAGGGCAGGTACACTTGACCATTTGGCCCGATGATCGCATTATTTCCCAAGTTGATGTTGCCGTTCATCTGCAACATGCCCAGCCCGTTCAAGCCATTGAGTCCGTTGCGGCCGTTGAGCCCGACGCCGAATGATGTGCCGTTGATGTTGAAGATGCCGTTGGTCGCGGCACCTTGCGCCATCGGCACTCCCGGCGGAGTGTTGCCCGGCTGGGTCGCGTAGTACGGCCCCGGCATCTGGCCGTTGATGTTGATTTGTCCCCGGTGCTGCAAAGTCTGCGCGCAGTTCCCCAGCGGCAAGAGCGCCTCTTGCATCCCGGCCGACATCCCGGCCTGCTGCAGCGCGCCACTCATGTTGGGAGCTTGGAGGGTGAACATCTACTGTCGAAGCGGGAAACGGATGTAATCTGGGTAAATCGGCGCGAGCGTCGTGTCCCGGTTGGAGCCGCCGCTTTCTTGGTCGTCTGGCTGCTGGCCGCCAATCATCGGCAACGAACCCGCTGCACCCAGTATTGCGCCGATGAGGCCGTGGCCGGTTTGCCCAAGGCTTTGCATGGAATCCGTGCCGCCTTGCAACATCGCTGACAGCGCCGACTGCGCGGGGTTGATTTGCGGACCTGGCGTATACTGCTGGCCCGTGTTCTCGGGATTCGGCTGCCAATGGGGATCATGGCCCCACTGTTGCCAGTTAAAATCCATCGGCACGCGGCTCACGGCTGGCTCCCTTGCACTTCGTACTGGTAAATCGTGATTGGGTCGAGCGTCTGAAAGCCGCGCAGCTCGACCGTCGTATACCGCCACGTCGGCAACCGATCTTCTGTCAGTCCGGCGTAGTAATACTCATTGTAGCCTGGATTCACGTCGTAAGCATCGTAGGCCGACTGCATGTTGAACACCACATCCGGCGATGCCGCCGTGGTCGAGACTCCCGGCCGCCGGGTCTCGGCAATCACATTGCTGATCGGCGTCGAGTTGTAGTTCTGGTAGAGCCGCAAGTCCAGCGTGGCCGGATTCGTGGTCGGATCAAAGAACAGGTTGACCGAGCGCTTGTTCTTTGTCCCCGAGACCGGGAACTGCAACATGCCTCCCTTGTGCTGCCATTGGATCGCGCCCACCGCGTACTGGCTCGTCGTGTCGGGCGTCGTGGCCCAAGAACCCTGGATCGTCAATTGGGTCGATGTCTGGTTTATGATCCGTGCCCATTGGCCCTTTCCCGTGCCGGCGACGATTGCCAAAGGCGCGTCGATGACCGCGCTCGTGAAGCTGGCGGTCGAATCGGTCAATGTATCGCTCGTCGCGCCGGTGGCCGTCCCGGTAATCGCAGTTGGCACGATCTCCGACACGCCGGCCCCCGTAAGGCAAATCTCGTCGTTCTCCTTGCCGATGTAGACGAGCGCCTGACCGTTGATCGACGCCACGCAAGCGCCGCCAACTTGCCAGACATAGGTTTCAGGTCCCCACGCCCCCGTGTCGATATGGTAGGTCAGCGCCCGCGTGGGATACGTGCCCGAGTCGCCGGTGTATGTGACCCAAAACTGGACGATGTGTTTGGCCGGATCAGATACCGCGAACCACCATTGGCTCTTGGAAAAGTCCAGGATGCCGTTGCGCCACAAGTCGCCGATCGGTGTAGAAATATCCTGGACCACCGACACGCCGTTGAAGGTGTAGACTCCCTTCTGGTCCAGAATGAAGCAGAGTCCATCCTGCCAGGCTACGCAGCGGTCGGAGACAGCGCCCCGGTCGGCAATCAAATAACACTGCGCATCGATGTTCGGCTGCCGGATAAATTGAATCGCGTACAGGTGCCGCTCTTTCAAGAGGTAGGCGTGGAAGCCGTGGCGGATAAGGCCCGTCACTTCATCGTCGTCGCCCGTGTTCTCTTGCACGGTGATTGTGTTCGTGGCCAGCATCGACTCCGGCTCATTCGTTTCGGAATAGTTGATCTGGTTGCGGAAGATCGGCAGCGGCTTGATGACATAGCTCAAACTGCCGGCACTGGTGGTCGCGGCCGTCGCCAATGTGAGCGACGTGCCGCTGGCGACTGAGGCAATCTTGATCGGCGCTGGTTCGCCAGCAATGATGATCTCGCGATTGCCATCACCCATCGCCGTGGTCCAGGCGGTGCCGCTCCCCGTGACCGTCGTGGTGCCGTTGGTCGTCACCGTGCCGGCGGTGTACTTCACGCTGCCGGCCAGCAGTACCCGATCCTGAAACATGACGCAAAACGGGTTGAAATTATTGGGCGGCACGAAGCGATTGGCGTTCGCGTAGCCATCCGCGCCGACGATCGGAAGCTGCGCGTAGAGCCCGACCCCCAGCGCGTTGATCGTGGCCAGCGTATTGTCATCCATCGCCGCCTGCCACCAGAAACCGGCGGCAATCGCGTAGCTCAAGCCGCCGGTGGTGGTGGCCGCCGCCGATAAGGTGAGTTGCGTGGCTGAATACACGGCCGCAATCTGAAACGGGTTGGGCTCGCTGGTAATCGTGATCCACTGGCCAACCATCGCTTGCGTCCAGCTCGTGCCGCTCCCCACCAAGGTTGCCGTGGCGTTGGTGGTGACGGTGCCGGTCGAGTAGCCGGCCAGAATATCCGTTTCATAAGGTGTGCCGGTGACAAAGGTGTTCGATGTGGGAACTGCCGTGATCTGCTGGGTGACGTTGTAATCGAGAACGCTGGTGCCCTGAATCTTCACGATGTCTCCCACGAACAGGCCGTGATTGGCCGACGTGGTGAAGATCGTCGCGCCGCTGCTGTTGGTGCCGACAGTGATTTGGCCCGCGCCGACTGCCCCGCTCGGTACCGGGCCGTTGTAAGAACTCAGCACCCACGTCCCGCTATTGCCGGCGACCGTGTAGGCAACCGGCGTGCCGGTGACGGAAAGTGTGAATTCGGAAGTCGTCGGCACCGTGGCGACCACGCCTGTCACGTTGTAGCTGGGAATCAGCGCGTCGGCCGAACTGAGGATTCCAGCCGTGGTGACGCCAGCCCCAATCTTGAGGCCATGCGCCGAGCTGGTCGTGTAGAGGGCCGTGCCGCTGGAATTGGTGACGGTCGAAATCGTGCCGTTGGCGAACGTCGGCTCGTTGAAGCCGGATAGCACCCACGTGCCGCTATCGGTTGCTGAGTAGGTGAGCGTCGTGGTGACGGTCGTGCTGGTGACTGCCGTAACTGTAGTGGTCCCATTGTAGACGCCGCCCGCTACCGTGATAACGGCCCCGACTACCAGATTATGCCCGACCGGCACGGTGAGCTTGGCGCTGCCGCTCGCGGAGGCTACCGCACTAAATGTCCCGTTCTGGCCGATGGCGGCAATCAGGTAGAGCGTGGTGCCTTGGCCGCTGGTCGTGCGGTAGAGTTCGATGCGGCTGATTCTTGCTGGGACAGCAGCCGCTTGAAGATTGGCCCAAGCGAAACCATTTCCTTGGGCAGCGTTGACAGTTGTAAGCGGCGATAGGCAGGAGGGCACGCCATTGGGAAACGCCGTGGTGCCAAGGGTGATGTCTACATATCGGTAGCCGAAGTAGTATAAGCCGGCCGTCACCGCGCCGCCGACAACCTGAGTGATTTGCGGCGCGGCGGTCGGTGCGATAACTCCGGCCTGCCAAGCTGCGGCAGCTATCCCATCCCAGCGAAACGGCGCGGCAATGCCGTCGAAGCCATAGAGGTCTCCGTTCCGCACCCGCAACGTGCGCACCGGCCGATAGCCGGACATGGTGTAGATCGTCGCCCCCGCGCTAGTGAGTCCCACGGCTTAGACCTCGCGCGTCCTAGACCATCGGCCCAAAGTCAGCGTGTCGCTCGCCCTGACCGAACTTTGGCGGCAGCTTGCTCTTCTTGTGCTTTTTGCTCTTGGCAAACATGGCGAGTTTGCCAGGCTGTTTTGCCCCGCCGGCCGCCATCAGCTTCATCAAGCCGCCCAGTCCACCGCCGCCTGGCGGTTGCATTGGAGGAAGTCCCATGCTCATGTTTGTACTCCGAAAAAGGTTGGTTGGTTATTTGTTCCGCCCCGGCTAGCCGGTGACGATGCCGCTTAGTTGCTTCCGCCGTTGCGGGTGGTTAGGATCGACTTGGGGTTACTCGAAAGGATTAGCCATGAAGTCAAAACTCGCTATCGTCGCTTTCGTCGTCGGGCTATTGTTTTTCTGCGCCTATAACTGGTTTGTGTTCTTTCACATGCCTTACTGAGCCAAAGTGGCTAGGGAATGAACATTGCCTTCGCCAGCGAGGCGGTCACGTCAGCCGACGCAGCCGAACTGGTGCCCGTGAGCGTGAGGCTCTGGGCATTGGCCAACGTCAGGCCAGTGATTCGCGTGTAGGTGGGCTGCGCGAACACGCTGACCCCCGTGCCGCCGAACGTGCAAGTCGCTTCGATTCTTACGACGCTCGCCGATTCGCGGACGACTTTAACCCACAAGTCCCACATTCCGTTGGCCGTGACCGCCAACGCGCCGCTGTCGAAAACGAGCGTGTCGCTCGCGGTGCCCAGCGGCCCAAAATACAATCGCACCTGCTTGGTGCTGACAGATGTGGCGAAGGTTCCGCTGTACTCACACTCGACCGCGTTCCCATTGGTCGCCAGAAGCCCCGCCGCCAGAGCATCGGTGTATAGGATTGTGTTGCCGGTCGTGACGTTACTTGCGTCGGCGAAATGCGAGAACAGGCCGTAGACGGCGTTGCCCGCCGAAAGTTGCTGGTCGAGTTGATACCTATTTGTTCCGACAGTGGCGTAGAAGTGCGACCCGTTGTACTCGACGAACCCGTCGGCTGGAGATGTGACGTTGGTTCCGGCAGTGATCTTGAGCGGTGGAACTGTCGTGGTGCCAGCAGGTAGCTGGATCGCTGCTGTGGGGGTCGTGACGCCGCCAATACCAATGAGTCCTGTGCCAGTGACGTGGAACACGTCGGTCGTACCGCTGAGCACGATGGCGAAGTAACTGTTGGAGCCATAGTTGAGAACAGTACTACCATTTGTGTCGCCAAATTCATTGATGCTGCTTTCAGAAGCGAGTATGCCGTCTGACGACGAAAAGACCGTGACCTCGTTTACGGTCCCTGTGTAGGCGGCGGTGAACGTGAGGATCGCGGCGGCGTTGACTGAGGCACTATTCGACCAGGTTGGGTTGACCGCTGCCGCCATCGTCTGGGCCAAATAAGCCAGGGCGTTGCCGTAGGAAGTCGAGGAGATCGTCCCGTCTGAGATTGTGAAGCCGCTGTTGATCGTCAGCGAACTACCGTTGTTAGCCCCGACGGAGGCAACGACCAACTCGTTGTTGAAGTTCGGGGTCACGCTACCAGGCTGAATAGTGGCGGATGTTCCACTTGCCGCCGTTTGTTGATCTACGGCGATGCCAGTCCCGCTTAGCTTCCATGCTTGTACAGCAATGTTGCTGGCGCTGCTACTCGATGAAAATGTGTGTCCTATGCCGACAGTCGGGTTGATGCAATAAAATATTCGGTTGCTAGGATTGCTGCCGCTCCACGCCCCGGGGCCAGCCGTCCAGGTGTTGCCCTTCGAGTCCGACAGGTTCAGCGCTGTATAGTTGCCCACGCCGGCCACTGACACGACGATGAGATTCGCTGTCGTGGTGTTGATCGCAGGAGTCGGGCCGCCGGAGGCACCGTTGCTGCTGATTGTGTGCGCCACCAGCGTTGGCGTCGTGCTGGGCAGCTTGATCGCCTGATTGTATTGCGTCAGAGTGTCGTTCATCGCCGAGAACGTCTTGCGGGCGTAGTATGTCGTGCCGCTGCACGTCAGTCGCGTCTCAGGCGTCGCGGCCGACACGTCGATCTGCGAATTCGGTGACGTGGTGCCGATGCCAAGCCGGTGATTTGTGGCATTCCAAAAGAAGTTGGCGTTGTCTTGCGTGTAGACTCCGGACGAACCTGCGAACACGATTGAGCCAAGTGTAAAAGCCGCCGCGCCCGTTCCGCCGCGCGCAACTCCCAGAGTCCCAGACGTGACCGCGCTGGCCGCAATCGCCCCCACACTGATAATCCCAGCAGCCGCCGTGATCGTCGTATTGTCTACTTGAACGACGCCTGGCGTTGAGCTGGTCGCAGCAGATACGGCAAGCGGGCTACCGCTTGAACCGTTGCCGGTGATCGGGGCCGTCACGGAAACGGTGCCACCGGCCGCTGGCGGCACTTGGTTGACTGCGAACGTCATGCTGCGTCCTTTCTAAACAGGCTCTTGGGAATGTCCCAAAAGATCATCGTGTTCATCAGCTTCTTGATTGCTTCGAGCCGCTGCTGCACCGTGAAACCGGGTTGCTCGATCATCTGCTGGACCTGCGCCAGCTTGTCGTCGTCCTTCGTGCGCTTGCCAAACAGCACCTCGCGGATCATCTCGACCTTCTTGGCCACAGGCACCGTGTAGACGTGCCAGAAGAATTGCGCGTCCTTGAGCCGCGCTAGCTTGTTGACTTCCGGAACCGTCGTCACCTTCAAGCCGAACTTGGCGATGTTCCGCGACAGCGTGTAGTCGTCCAGCAAGTGCTCGGGCTCAATCACCCCGCTATGGTTCTCATCGTTCGTCGGGAAGATGTTGGCTACCGCCTCTTCCTTGGAGATTTCCAGTGGCGTCCACAGGTCCAGGCACCAGTTGCTCGCAATCGCCAGCCAGTTGCAGGAGCCGACCCACTGCGCGTGCCGTCGAAAATAGTTGTCCGCTCGCCAACGCAGCGCCGAGGGGTCGATGCCGTTGTGAATCACCGTGTCCCGCGACACGAAATCCGTGAAGTCGATGCACTCCGGATGAATCAAGGCGTCGGCGTCGATGAACATTGCCCAATCGTCGCCGCGCTCTTTGGCGAGCGTGTGGATTTGCAGCTTTTCATACGGGGGCGGATAACCGGGAAACTTCCGCTCAGTAATCACGTGGAACTCGGCCCCGATCTTTCGCGCATAGTGCTTGAAGAGCGGGAAGGTGTAGCCGGTGATCTCCGGCGCGTAGTTGTTCACGCAAACCGTGTACAGGGTTTTCCTAAGACTCATCTCCTCAGTCGCCTCAATCGAAAGTGAATTGCCCGCTTAGAAATACGAAATCACCAGCACCAAACCGTTGCCGCCAGCGCCCCCAGCGCCGGTGTTGCTGCCCGTGATGCACGCGCCACCGCCACCACCGCCGCCACCGTTCACGCCAGCGCCGCCGTTGCCGGCTTGGAGGTTGTTGCTGGCTCCGTTGTTGCAGGAACCGCCGCCGCCACCACCAGTGCCCTGGAAGTTGGCCGTGAGCGAGAGCCCAGCACCGCCAGCCGTCGCACTGACCGTTCCGCTGACTGCGGCCGCGCCGCCCGCGCCGCCGTTGGCCCCCAGCGATTGATAACCGCCCTTGCCGCCAGCCGTGAAGGCCGGAGCCGTGGTGACTCCGCCACCTGCGCCGCCGCCCGTCGTGGTGAGCGACGTGGTGGCATTGGCAGCCGCGTTACCAGCCGCGCCAGCGCTTGTGCCATTACCGCCGTTTCCACCAGTCAGGGCGGTTCCGTTGCCACCAACACCAGCCGTGCCGCCAGCCGTGTTGCCGCCTTGACCCAGTGCGCCACCAACAGCCACCAAACTGCCGAAGCTGGAATTGCCACCGGCAACGCCATTGGCACCGGTGCCTGTCGTGTTGCCGCTCGCGCCGCCCGCGCCACCAGCGCCAACGACGATGGTTTGGTTGCCCAATGCCACCAGATCGGCAGCCGCGAACCGGGCCGTGCTGACACCACCACCACCACCACCGAAGCCGCCCGAGACAGCTTGGCCGCTGACGTTTGCGCCACCTTCACCACCACCACCACCGCCAGCCACAACGGTCACTTCGTAGACCTTGGCGTTTGCCGAAGGCACGAATGTCGCGTTGGCCGTGTAGAGCGTGGCCGTGGACGACTGCTGTGGCAGCCCGTTGAGGAAGTTGACCAGTGACTGGCCGCCCGGTGGCAAGCCTTGGAGGATGCTATTGAGAGCTTCTTGGGGAAGGGTTGCCATGATTCGGCTCCTTAGGGAAGTGAAGGATTCGCGCCGGCCTTGATCTTGCCGTCGTCAGTTTGGTAAATGAGGTAGTCCTGCAAATCAGCGTCGTAGAACGACAAGGCAATCACGTTGGTTGTGGCCGACGCTACTCCGTTGTTGAATTCCACCGGCTGCACTCCCGGTCGCACGTCGAGCTGCCCCAGCACGTTCGTCCGGCAGTTGAGTTGGGACTGCGCAGCGCCGGGCGATAGTTGGTGCGGGCTGGCATTGCTGACCTGGCCTTGCCACTTCTCGACTCCGGTTCTGACGATTGGCACGTCCATTAGGGACTCGAATAGGCGTAGCTGGGATTTGAGGGACTGAACCAGCCGCGATCGGCGTATTTGTAGGTGCGTCCCACGCGTCGTTCGGTGAGCCGCGCGGGTGCGTCGTTCTCAAAAGCCGTTCGCAGCGCGGCGATGTAATACTTGAAGTCGTCCTCCCGCTGGTCGGCCCGCGAGAGCGCCGAATACTGAAACCGGCAGCCCCACAAAAAGGCGTCCATCAAAATATCGGGGAGGTCCACCGGATCGGTAATCACATAGCCCACGCCGCTATAGGTGTTCTGCGCGCCAACGTCGAGCACTAAGGCTGTGCCGCTTGTTACCGAGGCGATCTTGAGTTCTTCGGTGAACGGGTTTAAGTCGCCGTCGCCGGTGGGCACGGTCGCGCTGGGCGAGAGCCGCAGATAGCTGCCGACCATCGCCGAGTTGAACGCCGTGCCGACGCCCGTTACCGCCGTGCCGCTCACGCTGACGGCTCCCTGCCGCGAAGCTGTTTCATATCCGCAGTACACCATCCGCCGCATCAAGCGCTGGTAGACGAACCCCAACGGCTGCGCCACGGACGGCCACGGTTGCACGGCCACGCAATACGCGCCTATCAGGTGCGGGTCCGGCAGGATCGTCCACCGCACTGGGTTGCCCGCGGCTTGCCCGTGCCATTCGAGCCAGTACCAATCTTCGGGCGCAATGTATTCGCTAGCCCAGGTGACGAACGTGGTGGGCTGCGTGAACGCCTTGAAGTCCGGCGGCACTGGGTAGACCGACTGATAGAGGTTGTAGGCGTTGCCAGAAGGAATGTCCGCGCCAGGATTGCTGTTCGGCCCCAACAAGAGCGTGGTGGAAGTCGGATTGCCGATCACTGGGAACACCGTGTAGTTGCCGTTCACGTCGGCCATCGCCAGCCGACCGTAGGGATATGACCAACTTGGAAATACACCGGCGTCGGTCGTGGTGAGCGTCACAGTGCGCGTGCTGTTGGTGTAGGCCACGGTCCCATCATTGAACGGCGGTTGCAGTTCGATGACGGCCTGCCCGTAGGTGTACTGCCAATCACGGCGCGCCATCAGGTCGCGATAGGCGTGCTGGATCGCGCGCCGCACCACGGCGTTATCCGCGCCGGCGGCATTCCCCAGATAGATGCACATGGCATCTACCGCGTCGGCGTAGGTGTAGGGATAAACCTGAGTGACCATGACTACGTTTCCCAAGACACGTCCGCAGTGATCGTGCCGGTGTCCACAGTGAGGATCAAGCCGCCGAATTTCTTGAGGTCATCCGCCAGGGCGTAGGCAATCGGCAGACTGCTGACGACGATCGGCCCCGACGCCAACTGGCCGTAATTTGGAGCTGGGACCGCCGCGCTACTTACATCCGCTGCCACGTTGAGGTACAGCGTCGTGGGGCTGCCGGTCTTGGCCGTGATGACGATGCCGACCCACCGCGCATTCGCGATGTTGAGTTCGCCGCTGGTGCCGACCGGGGTGCTAACACTCGTGCCAATTACGAGGCCCAAATGCGTGCTGAGCCGCGAATTGTCGCACCGATCAGGAAATGTTGCGCTGGGCACGTCGAGCCTCCTTCTTCTGGCGCAGAAATTTTCGTTTGGCCGGGGCTGTGAAGCTCGTCGGCAAGCACGGCTCGGGAGCCTTGTAGTTCACGGTGCCGCTCGCGTCCCAGCCTTCGGCCGCACAGCGCTCTTTGATTTCGCTGGCATCTGAGACCCACGCCTTTGGATCGCCCGGCGAGTCCGCCAAACCGGAAACGTAGACCTTTCCGGCGATGCTGACACCAGCCGCCTTGGCGCGGTCGAGCATTCGCTGGCGAGTTGTCGCCGGCATCCGCTCCAAATCTTCGTTGTTGTGCTTACCCTGAAAAAAAGTGTCGTTGCCGCCTTCAACGCGCGTGCCGGGGAACTGCCGGAGCGTGAGCGCTTCGGCCATCTTCGGCGTGCAACCTTGGGCAATGCAGTTGTCGTAAAAGGCTTGATCCATTACAGCGCTCCCACGGGATGACCGTTGGCGATCGGTGGTCCAGGCAAATGCGGCGATGGCGGCTTGGCGTTCGCGCGATCGTGGACGGATTTGACGGGGCCGAGTTTATTTCCACCGCCTGCCGGGGGACTCTGAGGCGATTGAGGCGCACCCGGCGGCGGCGGTGGAGGAACATTTTGCAGCACGGGCATCTCAACATCGTTGGCTTTGCCCCACGCCTGCATCATTGCGTTGACCGGCCCGTAGTCGCCCGTTTTCTGGGCGTAGCCACTGACGATCGGACCCCACGATTGGCCAGCTTCGTTGGCTTGCGCGATGCGCGTCCCCTTGTTCGGCTTGCGAGCCGAACCGGCTTCGACGCGATAGTTGAATTCGCGGGCCACAGTTTCGATGTCGGCGGTCATAATTTGCTGCGCCCAAACCTGTGCTCCCAGCGCGCCCAAGATCGGCACGATGTCGTCCGGAACCAGATGCCAGCGGGCCATCATGGCTTCCTTGCGACAGGCGGCGCTCGCGGCATCTTCAACCAGATTGGCCATGTCGTCCGGGCGGAGCATCGTGTTCTGCTGCTTGACGTTCGCCTCTTCTGCCGAGCGGAACTGGTGCGTCGTGTTGCCGTAGAGCAGTTCGGAGAGGCCCGTGCGCTCGTTGAAGCGGTCCAGCACTTCCGCGATGATCTTCCAAATGTCGCCGTTGACATTGGGGTATTGGAGTACAGAAATGATCTCGTCGATTTTCTTGCCGGTGACCTCCGACAACTCGACGACGGTAAAATCCTTCCCTTCCAGCAGCGCCTCTTTGATCTTTTCGTCGGCCGCTTTGAGGCAGCCGATCAGCGTCATGCAACTGCGGCGGATGTGAGTCGCCAGGAAGCTCATCGCCCAATTGATGAATCGCAACTCGCCGATCGCCGGCTTGACCAGTGACATCGGCCAGATCGAATTAGGGATCGAGCGGAACGCCAGCATCGTCATCGGCCAACCGCCGTCGGCCCACAGGGGACTGTGCCACTGGCGGGCCGCAAAGGCTTCGGTGCTGATTTCTGTTTCCGCGTTTCCCTCTTCATCGACACTGGCTGGCTGCCCAGTCTGAGGATCGACCTTGGGTTGTTGCGGCAACTCGAAAGCATCGCTTGAATTGCCGCCTCTGGAATCAGAGTCGAGTTCATCATCCGCCGGGTCGCCAGTCCACAGGTGCGGCGGCAGGTTCAGCGGGTAAGGAACGCCCTTGCAAACCACGATGCGGCAATAGGGGCCGAGATCGTCGAACTTGCCGTCCAAATCTTCCGGCAGCGGAGATTCCTTGCCGTCCTTGCCGCCAGGGCCGGCCAGTTTGTCGCCCATCCCCATCTTCGAGAAAATCTCGAAGTACACGACCAGATCGTTCGAGCGGCTCTTGTGATGCTGATCGTTGTCCGTGACCTTCATGCCGTCTGAGGCGGCTTCGTTGCTCGTCCAGACGCCTTTGTCCTTGAGTGTGTCGCGGGGCAGTCCGAATTCATCCTCGATCTGCCAGTGCGGCCGCACGTAGCGGCGTGAAATCCACCATACGTCGCGCCATTCTTCCGCATCGGGGTCGATCAATAGATCGTCAATCGTGCCGGCCACGCTGCCGACCGTTTTGGTTTTCAACCCCTCCCGCTTGAGCACTTCATGCCACAGGACACCGGCACCCTTGATGAGCGCTTCGTCGATAGCCTTGCGGAAGTGATATTTCTTGTCGTTCTCCCACTGGAAGTAGTTCAGCACGTACTCCAACTGCGCCGCGCGAAAGCCGTTGAGTTCGCCGTTGGTCTTTTGCTGCTGAGCGAGTTGCTGATACTGCTGCATCCCCTGCTGAAACTGCATCATGGCCTGCTGGAAGGCCAGCATTTGCGGCATCATCTGCGGCGGGATGGGGGGTGGCATTCCCGGCGGCAACGGCGGCGCACCTGGCGGCGGCGGTGGGATCATTGGCGGAGTCGGCGGAATCTCATTGATCCCCAAGGCGGCTGGCGGAGGCAACGGGGGATCGTGCGGCTCGACAATCACCACGGGGTTGTGATGGTAGAGCGTCGGGCCGAACAGATCGCGAATTTCCGCGACCTTGTTGACGCACATGCGGAACGACGGGGCTTCGATGTTCTCCTTGTCGTCACTACTGGACGCCGCGGGCAGAAAGCCGCCCTTAGCGTTGCGCATGTACTCATTCTTGAACATCCAATCGTGCGGGCCGTTGAAGAACAGCATGGCCTCATCCGCACCATGCCCGAAATGGTCGGCCTTGAACTTTTCCGCCAGACGGATTTTCGCCAGCCACGCCTCGACCAGAGGCGCAAGCTGGCGGTGTTCCCCGGAGCTGCTCATTTCTTGCCCTTGTCAGGCCGCGTGGCGAGTTCCAATTCGAGAGCGGCAATTCGCTGTTCGAGCTTCGCGACGTGCGAATCGCTGTAGACCGGAGCCGGCGCATAGTCCCACGCCCCATAGCCGTTCTTGGCGATGGCAGCCGGGTTGCGCTGAAACACCGGATCACTCAGGTGTCGCACGCACATCTTGCCCTCTTGCATATCGCGGGCGATGACGGCGACTTCGAGCACTTCTTGATTCACGGTCAGCACGTAAGCCGGCCGCGGGTCCGCGCCATGATCCGAGTACCAGTAGATCGGCTGCCCCAGCACGACCGGCGGCATGACGTAGCCCGGCAAGTCTTTGGGGTCCGGCGGTTGCGCCTTGACCGGCTCCATGCGGAAATTGTCCATCAACACTTTGGGTTCTGCGGTTGCGGTAGACATGATTTCGCCTCAAAAGAGAATTAGCCGCCCGGACCCAGGAACACGCTGCTCTTGGAGACGCCGAGAAGCTGGTTACGTTGCTGCTGTTTTTCGCGGATGTACGTTTGCAGATTCCGCTCGACCGTCTTGTGCCGCGGCTGGTGGTAGCTCGGGTTGTGCGCGGCCATGTATTCGAGGTTCTGGCATTGGTGGACAAACCCCCGGACGCGCGGTTTGTCGGTGACGTGTCCCTTGGCATCCACCTGCTTCGTGTATCGCTTCACTTCCCAAATCAAGTTGGGCAGCGAGCCTTCCAGCACGCGCAGATACGGCGTCCCCGCCGGGCGGACGTGGAGCATGATCCGGGCGGCTTCGGTGCGGGCCGAAATGTCATCGCAGGCGTCGATAAAACTGTGGCCCGTGGTGAGACTCGCGCAGTTGTGCCGCTTGAGCGCCGCCGAGAATTGCCGCTTGAGACTCACGCCGGCCCCGATGTCGCGCAGTCGGCCACCGTGCACATCGAGCACAAATGCCCACAGGCTTTCGCCCATGCAGGCCGCCGCCATCTCGCGGCCAAAAATTTCCGCGTTGCACTGCTTCAAGTACAGTTCCTTGTAGAGCAGCACAAAATCTTCGCCGACTTCATCGTATTCCTCTGATGGCGGGACGGCGGCAAACAACACCGCTGTCACAGCATGGCCGGGGTCGATGTAGGCGTAGCGGCACCAGTGCTTCGGCACGTCATGGTTCGGGAAGCGGTCCCGCTCCATCCCGTGCACAGCCATGCTGAAATTCGGATACATGAGCGTCGTCGAGCCACCCAGGATGCCGTAGGCCCGTTGGTTCAGAACGTCCTCGCCGGCGGCCGCCCAGGCTTCCAATCGCTTGCGCTTCTCGTCCTCTTCGATGTGCGGGTTTTTGGTGAAGTCAAAAGTGAACTTCACCACATCGGCTGTCTGTCGTTCCCCCTTGGCGACTTCATCGGCCTGCTTCTCGGCCCGGTCATCCATGTCGATCATGGCGTGGTTGTCGCGGGTCGGCGTGGCGGTCCACCACATGACGCCTTTGCGGTCGGAAAGCCGAGCCTGCATCTCTTCGATCCACTTGGGGTTTTTAATGTCCTCGTCCAAGTGAATCCGGTCGGCCTGGAAACCCATCGGGATTTCGCCCTCACTGGAAAACACAAAGCACTTCCAGCCGTTGACCATCTCGAAACTCGATAAGTGCCGTTCCTTCTTGTTGAGGAACGACATGCTCTTAGGCACGATGAGCCGCTTGGGGATGAGAGGTGGCGCAGCTTTGCTCTCTGATTTCCGGGCCACGTCGGCTGGGTCCCAGGGCCGGTAGGCTCGCCACTTGCCAGTTGCTTCGTCGCGGATCATCTGGAAGGCCGACTTGAACAGCGCCGGATAGACCACCATGCCGATGGCTTTCCAATTCTCGGCGACAATGACCAAAATCCCGTCCCGCTCGGGATACTTGTGGTGCGGATCGCAACCGCACAGAGCGCGGGCATCTTCGGCGAAACCGCAGCACGATTTGCCAGAGCGATTTCCGCCGCTCACCATGACTTCCGTGGTGCGGCAGAGATGCACTTCCTCTTGCCAGGGGAGCGGCTCATAGATGCGTAGAGCTTCCGTGCGCCGGGCATCGAGTTCGATGTCCACCGACACGTAGGCGTCCAGCTCATACTTGTTGGGATCAACTGGCACGGTTTTCCTTCGCGACGATCCGCAGGTCCGTGAGAATCCGCTTCTTGCGGATTTCCTTCTCCTGCTCAAGCTCTTGTTCCGTCATGGCCTCCAATGGCCGTTTCGCGCCGCCTTGTTTCGAGTTCTCCGTAATCACGCGGGCCACCAACTCCAAAATCCGCGTGCGGCCGTAGGAACCCTTTTCCGAGTTGCGGTACTGCCGTCGGACTTCCAGCGCGTATTCCTTGACGCCCCCGAAGGCGTTGGTCAGCAGCTCCGCAGTTTCCGCCAGCGCCGGCGCTCCCAAACTCCCATCGGCGATCTTGGCCAAGCCTTGTTCCACAGACCGCTGCCGCTCGGTCAGCAGCCGGACGTTCTCTTGCTCTAAACGCTCCAATCGTAGGCATTGGTGGCAGTAGTCCGACCACTCCGCACCGTCGCGCGGAAAATACTCTTCCGTCTGCAACAGTTGGCGGCGGCAGGTGCCGCGGCATTTTCTGGTGACCGGGGCCATAAAAAATCAGCCGCGCGGCCCCACCGGACCAGCGCGGCCGACGCTTAATTTCACTTCTCCAAAACACTTAACCCATCACGCCCGCGCCAATATCCACCGTCACCAGGTCAGGGCCGGTGTCCGTCGTGTTGCAGCCCGTCAATGAACGGCCGATGCAACTCTGAGCATTGAACGACGCTTGCAAGTCAACCGTGCCGCCCGAGATCGACTGGCAAAGGTTGCCAAAGACCAGGTTGTTGCTCGGCGGCGCGGCCGTGTAGACTCCGGCCGGACCCTTGATGACGATGTAATACAGGTCGCCGATCAACACGCCCGTCGAGGGCAGATACTCGTCCACCGGGAACGCCCGCGCCGCTCCCGTGCCCGCCAGGGCCGAGAACTGCGACTCAGCCATGACGTTGTTGTTGTTGTTCTTGCCGCTGGCGTTGGTGCTATCGGGCACCACCAGATAGCCGGGCAGCACCGTGTTGTTCGAGCCGGTCGCAGCCCGCACTACGCGCAGGGTCACAAAGCGGTTGGACCGCGGGATGCCAGTGGTCGGGTTGTTGTCCGGCACCGTGTATTCCCGGCCCTCCAAGTTTTGATCCTGGTAGTCCGAAGTGGCCGTCAGCACCCCGTAGGTCGTGCCGCGCGGAAACGGGAGTTCCGAAAGTTCACAGGAAGGCATGATCTTCGTTCCTTGCTTGCGTTACTGCCTCAAAGGTTCGCTTAGCTCGCCTGACCCGAGTTGAACCAGACGAACGTGCGGGGTGTCGAGAATTTCAGGTTGCCCAGGAAGTCCGTCGCCACGCGCCACGAAAAGTCGGTCGGGTTCTGGATCGGTCCGTTCGAGACGAACAACTTGTCTTGCATCGACTTGATCTCGAACTTCTCCATGTTGAATCCGTAGCCTTCCGAGTTGGGGATTCCGAACTCGGCCGTGATCTCGGCCCCATCCTGATAAGCGCTGTCGCGAAAGCCGAATTTGGGGTCGGCATCGCGGCCCTGATTGATGATCTGGCGCTCCGTCGAGTCCTTCTTGGACTTGAATTGGCGATAGAGGTTGTGGTGCAGCAGCACCAAATCGACCTTGCCTTGCGAAGCGATGTTGCGATTCGAGAACGTCAGTCCAAACCGGATGGCCTCGACGCAGTTGGAGCCCCAGTTGTTCGCCCCGGTGTTGAAGTAGGACGAGTTGTAGTTAATCATCAGCGGCGAGAAGTGGTCGTAGAGCGCTTCGGTCCCCACACCGCCGCCCACGTCCGGCCAGCGCCCGTTCCACGTGCCACCTTCGGCCCCCAGCAGGGTCGAGATGCCGGCGTAGGTCGCCACAGGCACCAGTACCGGATCAGCGACGTTCGCCGTGCGCGGAGTGGTGGCCGTAGTGGAGGCGGTCGAGATGCTCTGCGTCGGTGCGCCGAACATCGTCTTGATGCCGGTGATCTGGCCCGAGTTGCCGGCCGCGTTCTGGTCGGTGTAGAGCCGTTCGGCGAACCGATCGTGCAAGTCCTCCATCATCGACTCGGTGAGTTCGCCCCAGTAGTCGATGAGCGCTTCGCGGCCCTTGTTTTGCAGCTTCTCGCGCTTCGTCACCACGTCCACGATCCCGCCGCCGTAATAGTTCAGCTTGGCCCGCTCGTAGATGTTGGTCGGCTGGAACAACCAGGCTTGCGTGCCGTTGTTCGTCTGCCACTGCCGCTGGGCTTTCTTCACCTGCCAGGTGAAGTCGAGGCCGCCTTGGTTGTAGTCGATCTTGCCCATCTTCTCGCAGCGGTCGAGAAGGATGCGCTCGCGCTTTACGGCGTCCTCGAAGCCCTTGGTGAATTTCTCGATGGTCGTGGCTACGACCCGTGCCCATTCGGCCATGTGAATTGCTCCAAGCCTTGCGGCTGGTTTAAGTGAGCCTCATCCTCAGCGACTAAAAATCTGGGTTCGCGCCGGGTCCGAGCCCAGCCCGCGACAAATCGGCGTCGAGCATCTTGCGGAAGTTCGGCCGGGAAGCAGGCAGTGTCGGCGGCGCAGCGCGGCCGCGGTTGTTCTTCTGGGTCGCGGCCGTGGCGGCAACGCGGCGCGAAATCTGTTCGTTGGTTTCGACCGGCTTTGGCGCGCCGTTGGTTGACGTATGGCCGTTCGCCGGTGCACCATTGGTCGGTTGCGGCTGGAAGAACTGCGGATTGGACAGCTTCCAGTTGGCCTCAAACTCGCCCCAGGCAACCTTGAGCGCTTGGACGCGGCTGCGAACGCCGCCCTGCATGAGTTGATTGGCCCGCTGGGCGATGGCTACGCAAGCAGCTGTCGGCCGCTGCCAGCCGCCTTGCTCCGGTTCGATCTGGTGATCCTCATAGAGCCAAGCCTTCCACTTGTTCTCGAATTCCCGCATCTGCTGGTTTTCGATGTAGCCGACAACGAGTTGCTCGGCCTGCTGGCGTGCCATCTGCTGGAAGTGTTCGGCACCGCCGCGCTCCATCACGAACTTCACTGGATCGTTGATGAAATCCGCCTCTTCCTTGGCCTTGAAGTCGCGGTAGGCATGAATCTTCGACAGAACACTCGGATCGGCACCTGGCCGCAGAACGACGTTCCCCTTCTCGTCGGTCGTGAGCTGCTCAAGCCAACGAGAATCCCATTCGGGGACTTGTCGCTTCGGCCGCTGCTGTTGAGCCTGTTGCTGGGCTACCCATTGCTGCTGCCGCTGAGCTTCGAGGCGCTGCATTTCCTGCTGCGCCACGGCCCGCATCTGGTGCTGCTGCAACTCGAATTGCAGCCGGCTGTTCTGCTCGCGGTACTGCTTGGCCTCGGCAATCGACTGTTGCTCGGCCTGATACTCGCTTTCGAGTTTCTGGACGGCCTCGGCTGGCGAGAGCCCTTCGTATTCCGGCCCCAGGCCGCTGAGCACTTCGGCAAATTCGTCGGCCGGCGCATTCGATGCCTCCACGCTCTCGGCGTGCTCGTCGGCACCTTTTACGGTGGCGGAGTCCGCCGGGACCGCGGAAGCTGCGGATGCGCCGGGAACCTTGACATCATCCTCGTAGCCGCCGCCGTCCTTCGGGGGTGGTTCGGTAGTCGCGATGGTCGCGGCATCCACGCCGGGCCAGCCTTCGTGCGGTAGTTCTTCGTCGGCCATTTGCAGAGCGCCTCAGTGGGTGTAGAACATCCCCCACTTACTCTCTGGCAACGAACGAACTAAGGATTGGGCTTGCCGATGGCCTCAGAGAGAGGCAAAATGAGCCGATGCTCCGCTTCTACTTCAACGCACACGCCGACGCGCCGCTCGTTGCCAGCGTCGATCACGGGCCGGGAACAGAAGAACTCAAGGTCGAGTCTATCGACTGCCGCGTGCTCTGCCGAAGTGTCTACCAGCCAGGACCACAGCCACAGTTCTGGATGGAGTGCGAAGGCGTTGTAACGCGGGTAGGAAACCGGGTGATTATCACCGATCTTCCGCCAGTGACTATGCTCAAACTGGACGCCGGGCAGCGCGAACGGCTAATGGAAGCCATCCGCAATGCACCAGACGGCACGATCATCGCGATTGACCATTGACCGTCGCGGTATGATGGAATCGTCAGGTCTCGGGGGGCTCTGGCTGTAGAGCCGGCCCTTCCCGAGATCGACGGCTTGAGACCTGACACTCTCAGGCCCAACCTTCCCGTGAGGCGGGAAACGGTTCCTCTCTGTGGCCTACGACAGCACATAGCCCCCACTGGCAAATCGGACGACTTTGCCAGCGACCGACCCCGAGGGGAAATGTCTGGCATCAAAACAGCGAACGCTACGACCGGCAGCCGGCCACTCCACACTACTGCCGCGAGCGTGTCCTGGGCTGATCCTGCGAAATATCAGGGCCATCGGCCAAAGCCCCTACAGCGGCGAGTAAGGCAATAGCCGAACCAGACCGCAAGGGGATTCGCTAGGGGGAGACTGTTGAGGCAGAATTGCCTAAATCCAGGGGTCGGTAAAAGTCGGGGAGTAGCATGTTGACTACATCAAGCCGCGAAAGGGGGGCCTGCCGGGTGGCCTGAGCCGACCTTGACGTGCCAAGAACCAACGGCACGTCCCAAGCAGCAAGTGCTTAGCAAGCAACATGTTACGGCGTGAAGTGCAAATGCTAGGTCTCTGCTTGCCACCCTTTTGGGTGGGTAGCACTGTCAGCTTTCTGACACCCATTGATACATCAACGACCATTGATGCGTCTGACCCATGCTGGCCCACTGCTTGCGAGTCGGCCCTAACGGATCGCGGTTCTTTTGATGCAAATTTTCGCTGATTTTTCGGTGCATGGCATGGAGTCCTGCTGGTTGTATTGCTTGGGTGCATGGCAACGGAAAAATTCCGAAAAAATTCTTTTCGTTTGGCAGTAAGGCTTTACGTCGGTTTTCTCGTTTTGAGAATCGACGTAAGTCGTTAAAAACCGTGCCAAACTTGCTAATTACGAACGGCGAGTTTTTCCGCTCGCCGACTTTCGCCGCTCACTGCGGCCCCTTTAACCGCCCCGCTGGGGCAAAGGACTCTGCCGTGTCGAATTCCGCTAAGACCTGCCCCGTGTCCCGTTCCGCGTTCGCTGCTGCTGCCAAGCCCCTCGTGGTGCCCGTAGCGGGCAACAGCGTGTCCGCCGAGCCCCGTGAGTTCAGTACGCATAGCCTGGGTTACTTCGTGAATGCGCAGGGCACTGTGGACGTGGGCGGCGTGTCGGTGCCTTGCACGATCTCAGTGCAGGTGACGTTGAACCACAGCAAGGGCTTGCCGGCGCTGTCGGATAAGGCTACGGCCTAACTGCGTGCGGTGGGGTTGTCACACTCACACAGGAGACCACAATATGCACACGATCATCCTATTCCGTCGCCCTGGCGACTGCTGGTTGAGCCAGCACAGCGACCCCGAAGTGCGGTGCCTGTTCGGGAGCGACACGATTTCCACGGCGTTCACAGCCAATGCGCCGGCCGAAGTGGTCGTCGCCGAGATCAGGCGTCTAAATCCTGGCGTGTACGTTTCGGTCCAGGGCGAGCATTGCCCGGTCCTTCGATGAGTCCATGCGATTGCCCGGCGGGTAACTTCGCCCGTCGGGCCACAACCCTGTAACCTGGCACTGCCAGAGGGAGCAACCGAATGAGTATCGTGAAGATCGACTATTATGGCGTTGAGGGCCAAGGGCGCAACGTCACTGAGGCCAAGAAAGATGCTGGGGCGAAGATCAAGGCCGGCATGACGGGCGATTGCCAACCCTACGTCATCTGCTGGCGGGGATGGGCCAAGATCGTCTACTTCGACCCACGGAGCGGCTACTGCGATGCGATGTTGCGGGAAGGGGATACGGGTGTGATGCGGGTGGGCTCGCTCTACGGCCGGAGTTGTGGGCCGGATGCGTGGGACCGCAAAGTTATCATCCAGCGGGCTGCGGCGCATGTGCTGCAATGCGGCTGGGCTGCGGACGATTGCGAGAAGGTGCCGGCAGACTTCCCGATCGACATCGGTGCGCCAGCGGAGCGGGAACACGCTAGCTGGGCTCGCTGGCAGATTCGCTACCAAGAGGCGAGGACTGCGGGGCTTGGCGACAACGATGCGCACGACTATGCGGGCCGTAATCCGGCGCGGCCGGAGCTGTGGAAAACCGACCTAACTGCGGCCTGATTCCAGCCCGTGCGCCGTTTGAGCGACGGCGCACCGCTGGGGCCAGTTCGATAACCCTGTCTAATAGGTGAACTATGAAGCCGGAGACGCGCAAGCTAATCGCCATGTTCCGCCGAATCCGCAAGAGTTGGCGAGCGGAAGTGAAGGGGTCGCTCCGACGGGCTAAGGCGGCGTACCAACACCGGAGTTACCATATCACGATGGGGCGTCGATACATCGCGGTCCTCGTCGAAGCGTCTGCCTGATTTTCGTTGACGCGCCCCACCCGGCGCGTTATGGTGCCTATTACCTTACTGCCGGTTTAGCCGGCTTCCTTCAATTGCGGCATTGCCGCGAGGAGTTCTGAGATGGGTTCCGACGACAAGAAGTACAACGGCTGGACCAACTATGAAACCTGGAATATCGCCCTTTGGATTGGCCGCGCTTGGAGATTTCGCTTGAGCGAAATCGACCGCCAGAAGATGTGCCGCTTGGTGCGACTCTCGCCACAGCGCGTTGAGCAACTCGAAGAACTGGCCGCTAAGCCGCGCCGCCTTTGGCGCTACGGCGACCCAATCCCTACGGAGTAACCCTATGTCCCCCCGCTCATTCGGCCAGTGGACCCCGCAAGACTCGTCAGGAGTTTGTCGCGAGTGCGGCCTGCCGCTATTTGGCCACCGCGCCGGCCGCTGCCTCAGTGAGTCTGAGGCCGACGCGCTCGACGGCAAGCTGGCCCGCTGGTTCGCTGTCGTGCATCCGGCCCGCAACAAGGCCCGCGCCGCCAAGCGCGCTTGCGGCTTGGTCCGTGGCCGGTTCCGCGAACGAGAAGCGACCTTAGAGGAACTGACAGCGGCCGAAACCGCGCGAGGCGTGGCGCAGGCTGAATACTTGGCAGCGATTACCCAAGCGGATGAGGAGGCGAGCCGTGGAACTGCCGCTAGTAAGACCTGATTGGAAACCTTGTGCTGCGGGCCGGCTCAAGTACGCGAAGTGGCCCGACTGCCGCGCCACGTACTCGGCAATCTGGCTCAAGGGTATGGTGATCGTCGGCCTGGAGCTGACCGAGCCACCGCCGCTGGGCTTGCCGTTCGGCGGCTGGTGCTGGGTCACTGGCCCGCTGTGCGACGTGCATCGCAAGCTGGGGCGGCGCAAGGAAGTGTGGATCAACCTGGCCGAGACGATTCCGCAGTTTACGTTTCGACGTTTCCCGCCGGATTTTGGCAACACACCGAACAAGGGCCTGAGCGCGGCCGAAGTGGCGGCGCTGAGGGCAACCTACGGCCTGACCGACCAGCAGATAGCAGCGATGAGAACCTAACGCGGACCACCGCCCGCCCCAGCGGAACCTGGGACCAGCCAACGCGAAAAAAGGAAATGAGACCATGACGACCACGACCAAAAGCAAGCTGTGCGTATGGGCTCCCAGGACTGCCGGTGTTGCGCCGAGCATCGTGGGGCAATGCGATACGATGGCCGAGGCCCGCGAAATCGCCGCCCGGTATGAGAGCCGACGCGACCTGACCTATCAGGATGTGACGATCCGACTGGCCGCGACGGGCAAGACGATTGAGCGCTGCGGACCGGCCCGCTAATCTGACTTTCCTTGCCCCGGCCGGTGCCCGCGGCCGGCCGGGGCCGCTACTCCCCGACCACTGTACACAGGAGACACGACCATGAGCAGCTACTACATCAACTACACAGACGGCCGGGCAGATGTGGATTGCGCCTCTGTCAGCGAGGCAGAGGCTATCCTGATCCAGCAGTACCCGGAGATGGCGATGGGTCACGACGGCGATCTGAGCGACGGCGGCGACCGCACGCTGGTATGGGCCGACGATGCTAGCAGCGCCAACGACGACGGCGCCAATGCCGTCGCGTCGATCCACCAGCACAAGGAGTGACCTGAAATGGGAATCAGAGTTCGAGTCGAGTACGTCCGTTCATGCGATGCGCCGGATTGCGATGACGGGAGCGATTCGCGCGACGTTTGGGACACCAGCGAGCAAGCCGAACTAGCGGCCGTTGCTGACGGCTGGGTCCGGCTGAGCGGCAACCGTTGGATTTGCCCCGAGTGCTGGGCACTGTCGCAAAAGCGCGAAGCCGCAGCGGCGAAAGGAACCTAACCATGCCACGAGCAACAAAGAGCCAGGTGCTTGAGGCGGCGCGTAAGCGATTCGCTGCGCCACGGATTACCGGCTCCGGGCGCTATTGGTCTCTGGGGAACGATACGTCGGAGTTCGTGCCGGGACTCGGCAGAATTTACACGGCGCGGAAAGTCGCGTGGGGTACGCTGACTTCACTGCTCGCCAAGATCGAGGCCGGCGGCAGCGGCGAAAAATCTGAGAAGCCGGCTTGACAGCCGTAAACAAGCAGTTTACAATCGGCAACCATGAACTCCAACCCATTTATTACGCAATCGGAAGCGGCCCGGCGCTTAGGCATTTCCCGGCAAGCCGTCAACAATCGAATCCGGCGCGGTAAGCTCAAACCCGTGCCGGTGGACGGCAGGCCAATGATCCGAGCGAAAGGACTACGATGAGCATGAAGTGCCTCGACACCTTCACCGACCGCAATCGCTGCTTGAAAATCGGCGTCTACCACGATGCCGACGAACAATCCGCCAGCGGTGCGACGGTCAACCTGCATATCGAGAGCCGCTCGCCGGCCACGACTCTTCAAACCACGCTGGCGGCATACTTGAGCGCCGAAGAGGCGGAGCGGTTGGCCAAGGCGCTGTTGGCTGGCGCGGCGGCTGTGCGCGGACCCAAGGCCGAACTAGAGTGCTGGCGATGCGGTGCGGAAAACGAGCACTTCACGACGCCCGCCCATCCCGACGGCGGCGGTATAATCTGCCACACCTGCTGGACGCGGTTGTTCGGGCCGGAGCCGACCGAACCCAAGGCGCGCCTCGACGCAGCCAAGGCCGATGCCGGGCTGCTCGACATGCCGGCGCTGGCAGAGAAATTGGTCGATGTACCTAGGAGCGGATCATGGACCTGACACCGGAAAACAAGGCCCGAATCGACGGCATGAGCTACCACGCTCTATTCGAGCATTGGCGCAATGCCCCGATGGGAGACAAATGGTTTCAAGGCGCGACGGGCAATTACTGGGCGCAGCGGATGAAGGAACTTCGCGCCAAGCCGGGAGGCGACGAACTGCACACGGCTTGTAGCAAAGATATTGGCTGGGGCGGCAGGGGCTGAAACCGAACGGGGCGAGCAAAGGAGTGCGACCGTGTTAATCCTACGACGTGAGGAGGGCGACTCGATCATGGTGGGCAACGATATTGAAATCGTGGTCGTGCGCATCGACGCGAACACGGTCAAGATCGGCGTGCAAGCGCCGCCGCACGTGGCGATCAACAGGCGTGAAATTTACGACTCCATGAAAGCGGCCGGCGAAGTCTTGTCGCTGGCGAAGGCGAAAGGTGCCGCATGATCCGCCACGAACTAGCCCACGCCACGCTGTACATCGCCGACGGTCGGCCAATCCGTGAAGGCGACGACTTTGAGCGCCACACGGAAATTGACTTGGCGATTGACTGCTGCATCGATACCGACCCGGGGGCGGGCGGCGTGGACTTCGAGCGAATCGAAATCGAGCAAGTGCGCGATTGTTCGGCCGACGCGATTGTGGTGCGCCGGCCGACTGCGGAAGAACTCGACAAGCTCGGCTGTTGGATCGAGACGATCGAGAACGAAGTATACGACAAGGTGAACTAAATATGACGACGATTGAGCAGACCGCCGGGCTCTGGCCATGTACGACTGAGCAGTACCACGCCGAAAACGAGCGCGTCGGGCATTCAATGCTAGAAGTGTTCCGCCGCAATCCGGCCGAGTATTACGGCCGATTCATCGCGCGGACGATTCCCGCGCCGGAGCCCTCGCTGCAAATGAAGCTCGGCACGCTCTTACATTTGCTAGTGCTTGAGCCGGCGCGATTCGACAGGACGATGATCCAATTACCCGCTACACACAGCAGCGGCAAGCCCTGGAATTGGAAAAGCTCGACACACCGCGATGAGCGCGATTCGCTCTATTTCGCGGCCCATGATGAAGGCAAGCAGATTATCGAGACGGAAGAGTTGGCCATGATAACCGCGATGGCCGACTCTATCAGCCGCCACGATGAGGCAAGCCGCTTGCTCGCGTCGGCCGAGCGGCGCGAATCGGCAATCATTTGGGAGCAATGCGGCGTGCCATGCAAAGCGCTCCGCGACCTGTCGCGCTCGACGTTCCGCGCCGATTTGAAAACATGCCGCGATGCTTCACCCGCCGGATTCGCGCGGGCCGCGGCGAGTCTCGGATATGCCCGCCAAGCAGCCTACTATGACACCGGCAGCCGCGCGATTGGCGAGCCTGCCGCGCCGTTCTACTTCATCGCCGTCGAAAACGAGCCGCCGCATTCGGTAGCGGTCTACGAACTCGACGACGACGCGATGGCGCTGGGCATCGTGCAGAATTCCAACGACCTAACGCAATTGGCGAAGTGCGCCGAGCGCGACGACTGGCGGCCGGACTGGGGCTTTGGCGTCATTCCCCTGAGCTTGCCACGGTGGGCTCAATACGAAGATGAAACACGAGGTATCGAATAATGGCAACCGCCACCCAACAGCGGCCCCAGGCCGCAACGCAGCCGCACGAAATGACGCCTCAAGAGGCGAACGCGATTTTGTTGCACAACATGGTGCAAGAGGCCGATGGCAAAGAGAAACCAGCGCCACGGCAGATGATTGCCAAGGCCTTGCGCGTCTCGCTCTTGGCGCAAATCGGCAACCTCGAAACGGTGCTCCCGCCGGCCATGAAGGGCCAAGCCGAGAGGCTGATTCAGCGGGCGCTAGTTACGTTCTCCGAAAAATCGGAAATGCAGGAATGCACCGGCGCAAGCGTGCTGCGGTGCATCCTCCGCGCGGCGGAAGTCGGATTGATGATCGACGGCAAGTTGGCGCACGCGGCCCCATTCAATTGCAACATCGGAACCAAATCGAGTCCGAAGTATGAGAAGCAGGCTCAACTATTGATCGACTGGAAAGGGCTCGCTGCGCTGGCCCTACGCTCCGGCCGAGTGAAGCGAATCACTCCCGACACGGTTTGCGAGGCTGATGAATTCGAGGCATGGCGCGATGGTCCGACAAATCATTTGGTCCACAAGCCGCCACGGCTGGGGTCCAATCGCGGAGCAACGAACGGCTATTACGTCGTGATCGTGCTCCCGGAAGGCGACTGGGATTTTGAGACGATGACGCGCCGCGAAGTCGATGAAATCCGCTCACGATCCCCAAGCGCAGACTCTCCGGCGTGGAAAAACTATTTCGACGAAATGGGGCAAAAGACCGTGCTCAAGCGCGGGCTCAAGGGTAAGGTGGACGACCCGGCCTACAATCGCGCCGTGCAAATCGACGAAGAGGAATTTGAGGGAGTGCCGGTCGAAAAACAGAACGGCCATAAGCTAACCCGCCGCTCTCTCCCCGATAACATCGCGCCGGCACCCAACGGCAACCGCCACCACGAGGCGGTAGACGAATCGCCACCTCCTGAAACCGAAGGCATCGACCCGCCGGCGCCGGCCGACGTGAGCCAAGAGCAGCCGATCGACCCAGCCGTGGGGCACGACGAGCAACCGCCGACCCTGACGCGCAGTCTCATCCTCGAAGGCTATGGCGCAGCCGAGAACATGACCGATGCAACGAACTGGGCCAACACGGTCGAACTGAAAATCGCCAAGCTACCGGAAGCCGAGCGCGACGCGCTGCAAAAGACCAGCAACGACGGCTACAAGGCATCGGTGGAGCGATTCAAGCCTGCCAAGAAAGCCACAGCAGGAGCGAAGTGAAATGAGCGAGCATCAATACAAACCGGGCGATGTTTTCCAGATCAATGAGAAGCACGGCCGCGCTGGCTGGATTGGCGCATTCGTGCTGGCGAGCGAAATCAGATCGTGGGGCATCCAAGGATTCGTGCAGCATGTCGAGACTCACGAAGAAGCGGCGCAGGCTTGGATTCGCCTCAAGTGGGAGGAAATCGACTTCGTTGACCATGCGCAATTGGTGCCGAACTGGGAAGAAACGCTTGAACGCTGACCACGATTTCTGGCTTGTCGCCAGAGAACCGCGCCGGCCGTTTATCTCTGTACGGTCGGCGCTTTTTGAGAACAGGAGCAAAAATCCGTGAGAGATTCAGTGCCTACCGGACGACTAACAGGCTCTTTCGTCGAGCTTCACCGCGCTGGATGTATACAAACCGGCGCGGATGTTGAGTCCGACGTTTTGCTCTCTGCGGGAAGATTCTCGCTGCTGTTCAATGCGCTACAGCACGAAACGGGCGGCAACATTTGCAACGGCTGCGAAGCCTATAGCGGCGGTAAATGCGCTGCGTTTCGTCAGTACCATTCATCGCAGATCAAGAGTCGCACGGTGCATCCCGATAGCGCGAATCAGCCAGAGAGAGGTCCGACAGTTCGGCAATTGGCTACAAGTCTAGGCGTCAGCATCAGCGAGGTCCGCAGACGCAAGGCGGCAGGAAGCTTGTGACCTATTGCATCCGCACCACCGCCGGCACCTATCCCGCCGCGACGTTCTCGGAAGCGCTCAAGTTCTACCGAGATTTGATTCGCCGCGGACGCCGAGCGGCGATTGTCGATGAGCGGGGCCGGGCGCTAAGATGGACGCAACCACTACTACTAGGAAAGGAAAACCAATGCCAGCAGTGAAGCTCAAGCCTCTTCCGCGCGGATTCAAGATCGGCCACGGCAAGCACGCGCCAGACAACGGCAAGTGCGTGATGGAGGCGGTCGCCTACGTCGCCGGCGAGCCGCACAGCGATCATCCAGCTTGCGCGTGCCCAATCATCACGGCGTTCTTGATTCGCTGGAATGATGATCTACCGGATGACGAATCGCGGACGCGGCTGCTCAAGCCGCTGGTCAAGAAGATCGTCGGCACGCGCTCGACTAAGGCCGTCGAATTGGCTCGCGTCATGCTGTGCGTAGATTGGCTCGTGCGCGAATGGACGCCGGCTTTTCTGCGACTGACTCCGGCGCTTGTGCCTCACGCCGAGGCGCTCGAATCGCTCAAGCCGATCCAACAGTGGGCCGACCTAGATGCGGCGCTAGAAAAAATTTCTGCCGCTAGGGCTGCCGCTTGGGATGCCGCTTGGGCTGCCGCTTGGGATGCCGCTAGGGCTGCCGCTTGGGCTGCCGCTTGGGATGCCGCTAGGGCTGCCGCTTGGGCTGCCGCTAGGGATGCCGCTAGGGCTGCCGCTTGGGCTGCCGCTTGGGATGCCGCTAGGGCTGCCGCTAGGGATGCCGCTAGGGATGCCGCTAGGGCTGCCGCTTGGGATGCCATTAAACCGACAACGGAAAAGATACAGCAATCTGCCGTCAAGTTGGTCGAGCGAATGATTGCAGTGGGCAAGGAAACAAACCGCAGAAAGGAAAACCAATGAGCGAGTTTGAGAAATTTCTGTCAGAAGCAGTCAATCTGGGAGCCGCGTGGCTCGATGCGAACTATCCGGGATGGGTCGAGATGATGCGGCTAGAGACGCTAGATTTGGCATCAAGTTGTGACTGTATACTCGGTCAACGGTTTGGGGACTATTGCGACTTCTGCGCCGCCAATCCAGAAATGTCAAGGCAGTGGCGTTGGGAGCATGGATTTTGCTGCGTGCCTCAAGAACCGTGGTTTTATGGTTTGCGCCCAAGGCAACTTACCGCCCTCTGGCGTGCCAAGATCATCGCCCTACGTGCGCAGGTAGAATTGCCCAGCCAGAGCGGCGCTGTGGTCGAGAGTGCGGCGAAGATCGGAGCGACTTAGCATGAGCGAAGCACGGCAACGCGAATATTCATGGAATTTTGTCGGAGGCGGCATAGCGACGGTGAGCTATCCCGGTGGTCTCGATGCCGAAGATGCGGCCGACCTACTAGCGCTGTTGGAGTTGGTGGCGAGGCAAATTCGACGGCGTATCTCGGCCGTACAAGAAAATTCCGGAACTGCTATTGCAAAGCCGAGCGACTGAGGTTTTAATGGCTCGCGTTCCCGGAAAGGACTACTCACTGGATTACAGCCCGCCTGCCGCTTGCGCTCTTTCCTTTCCGGATTAGTCGCAACGGCGGCGGTGCTTTTTCCGAAAGGATTTCAATGGACTCTCATCTTGACCGCGACGACGAAGGCCGACAACGCTTTCTGGGATGAATTGATGGCGCTGGTGAGGCGCCAGCGATTCAATCCCAGAGAAGATGCCTACCTGAAGGATTACGAATGACAGCGACTTGCGAACTCTGCGGCGAGCCGATGCCCGATGGCGAAGAGATGTTCAAGTTTCACGGCTATAGCGGTCCATGCCCAAAGCCACCGTTGCCAAGACGGACTATTGGAACCGAACCACTTCTGATCGAAGCGATCCGAACGTCCGACAAGATGCCCGAGCCGCATCGTATTGTGATTGTTGCCGGTGGCGCAGCACTGTGGACCGGAAGTGTTTGGCTGAGCCAGACCGGCCCCGATTGCGGAAGGGTATTGGCATGGAGGCCGCAGTGGTGGATGCCCTTGATGGGTGGCGCGATGGAACCGCCGCCGTTTCCGGCTCCCAGGGACGATGGCAAATGCCCGACGTGTGGGCGCGTGAGGTGCGGACCATGAATTGCCCAAACTGTTTTTCGGAAATGGAAGAGGGCAAGCAATGGTAATTATATACTTCACTCATCAAACCCCGTGACGCCTACTTTTTGCGCTTGCCTGCCCGTTTTCGGTCGATCCGCTCTTGCTCGCGGGCGACTTCCGCTTTCGGCACGCGCACCAGCTTGCCCAGCAGCTTGCGAAACTCGCCAATCCGTTCGTGCTTCGTGGTCATTGACCGGCCCTCATTCCTTGATTTTCTTTTTGAGCAGTTCCTTAGCCCGGCGATATGGGCAATCTGCCTTGTGCCGAATCTTATCTTTCAAGCTCCGCGTGAAGTTACTTTTGCAGAAGCGGCAGGAGAATGAGCCAATCGTGTCCACAAGTTCTTGGACTTCCCCCAATGCAAATGTGAGGCTGTCGAATAGTTTCCAGTTTTCATCACGCACTTTGTCATGCTGCACACTCAACTCCACTATTTCCGCGACTAACTTCTCGAAAGCCACGTCATCTCGTTGGTTGTATGCTTTTCGAAGCCCATCAATTTCCATCTCACTTGATCCCCATAAAGCCCGCATCGTTCTGGGCAGTCAGAACGCGGTAGGTGATTCGGCGTCCGACAACCGCCGAGAGAACGCCCAGGAAGCGGCTGCGGTCGGTCGTACCGCGATTGTTGAAGCGGTAGGTTTGCTCGTCCAAGTAGCGGCGCAGGTGGTAAGGTGCCATCGACACGTAGGTTCCCTTGAGGCACCTCTTGAACAGGCCAAAAAAGTTCTCCAAGCCGTTCGTGTGAACGCGCCCCTCGACGTACTTTGTCAGGTGGTCAACGAACGCATGGAAGTAGCTCAGACACAGGCCAGCGTAGGACGGCAGAGCATCCGTGTAGACGTTCGCACCGGGTTCGACGTTGGCCCGCACGGTGCTTTGCAGCGTAATGTCGTCCGTGCTGCCGACAACCTCCATGCGAGCCTCTCCGCCGCGTTGCAAGAGCCCCTGGACGATTGCCTTCCCGACGGTGCCGCGCCCGGTAATCAGCCGCTCGCGTTTGCTCTTGTGCATGTTGGCCGATTTGCCGCCGATGAAAGTCTCATCGACTTCAACCTCCCCGTCCAACTTGTGGAACGAGCGCGTCGCCATCGCCAGCCGAACGCGGTGCAACAGAAACCACGCCGTTTTCTGAGTCACGCCAATCGCGCGAGCCAACTCGCAAGAGCTAATTCCATTCTTGGCGTTGGCGATGCACCAGACGGCCACAAACCACTTGTCCAGCCCCAGCGGGCTATCTTCAAAAATCGTGTCCACCTTCACGCTGAATTGCTTGCGGCAGGTTTTCACCTTGCATTGCAGCATCGACCGACTGGCGATGATGCCGACCGACTGGCTGCCGCACTTTGGGCAGCAGACTTTCCCATCGGGCCACTTCACGGCCAGCATGTGGGTGAAGCATACCTTTGGATCGGAGAAATACTTGACGGCTTCCAACAGGGTTTCGGGGGTGTCGTTTGTCATGTTCTATCCGGCTCCCAACTGCATAAATTCAATGCCTGGTCCGATGTATGTAGCGATGCGCCCGAAGATGAACAGTCTGCGGTCGAGTTTCAATTCGACCGCCTCCGCCACAATTTGCCGGTAGGCTTTTCGATCAAGAATCATCTTCGGGTTGTTCACAACGAAAAATCCGTGGTTCTTACCGTCTACCCCGATGAGATGCTTGGGCCTCCGAAGTGCAACGGGTGGAAACAGCGGATTCTCGGCAAGAATCTTCGCAATTACTGCTCGGCGCTGTTTCGTGATGGCGTTCATGGTCATTGCTTCTTAGTCGAGTGGTTTGTCGCAATTCCAGCAATGGGCTTGGGCTGGAATAGGGCTTTCGCCGTGACAAAGTTGCACGTCGGTTGGCGAAGAAACATCCTCGCGGTACACCTTGTCGTCCTTCTCTCGACACTCTTGAGAGCAATAGACGCGCACGATTCCAATGGCTTCGCCATCGCACAACTCGAAGATTGCGGGGCAGGTTCGCGGATGACAAAACGGACAGACATTGATCGTGCGCCGAACATAGTGTCCGCAATCGCTGCACAACTGCAACTTGCCGTCTTTGCTAAATGGCGGCAGATGACTGAACTTACCAAGCATCGTGACAGATTGAGTTTCCTGCATCATGGCCCACGTCCTTTCGCGTTCGTGATTGCCCCGCGTCTACCACTATTTTACACCCTTCGCCGGATGAGTCAAGTACCTAGCCCGCAAATCAGGCAAGAATTCCAAAATAGTTTAGTGGCGTGATGAGGCAAGTATATAATTACCCAAGCAATGCCCGGAATGTGACCATGTTGACGGCCAAGACGACTGCGGGTGCGCCCAGTGCCAAACGCACTGGGCCGATGATTGGGGAGAGGGAGTCGATGAGCCGCAAGAGGAAGATGACGGCCAATGCTACTACGGGAGCCGCTGATAGCCCATGAACCTCTACTTGAGTAGTGTTCGAGGCGGTGCGAAACATCGAGGATTAGGAGGCTTGGCCTCTAAGTAGCCGCAAGGCGAATCCTATCCGCTGGCAGCCGGGAAAGACCGGCAACAAAATAACTGGCCCTGCGAGACCGTGTAGGAGAAATCCGAAGCTCTTGTCAGCGCTCGCGCGACCGCAGGCACTAGCGCGAGATTCCGTCCGGGGAACTATGCGGCAACGTCAGCTTAGCCGGAACGACGCGACAGGTCGGAGAGACGGCCATTTTTTCTCTTGCAATCTCTTGAGCCAGTCGCTAGAGTAACCGCGTTCCGTGAGGGAATTACCAGCAATCCACGCCGCCCCGCCGACTGCACTCTCCCCCTCACGGATATTTGTAGCCGGCGGTGTGCGGTGCTTTTTCGATCCACGGATGCCCGGCGACGAGGCCGGAGAAGGAATCCGACGATGGCCGAACTTCTCTTGACTCGCGCCGTGGGCTTTTGTAGATTCAGCCACGTTCGGTCAGAACTTCCCATGCAATCCACGCCGCCCCCGGTTTAGCGCTCTGGTTCTGACCGATCATTCGCTAAGCCGGGTGTGCGGTGCTTTTTAGACGGTTGGCCCAAGGACGTGCGGCAGTACGGAGCCGCAGGGACGGGCCGGCTCGGAGTCCGCGGGCGTGAAAATCGACTGCCCAGAGCACCCTAAGACGCTCGACTTGATGAGCCGGCTGAATCTGGACCTTCCGGCCACGTTGGGAACCCTTGAGCTTCTTTGGCGGTTCACATCGCGCTATTCGCCACGAGGGGACATAGGGCGGCACAGCGACGGAACCATCGCAAAGGCGTGCTGCTGGGCGCTCGATCCCAAGTTTTTTGTGTCACACCTAGTCTTGGCGGGCTTTTTGGACGAACACAAAGCTGCGAGGTTGATTATTCACGACTGGTCGGAGCACATGCCATCGTGGTGCAAGGCAAAGCTGTTACGCGATAAGGTTGAAGTGTTTACGTCAAAGACTAAGACTAAGACTAAGACTATGGATAAGAGTTTCAAGAATACGACCCCAGACGCGACTACTAGCGTAGGGTTTCCAAGCGTAGAGAAGCGTAGCGTAGGGAAGGGATTGGAAGGTAGCTCCGAGCCGCTTGCCGCGGACTCGAAGCCGCCGATCCTGACCTTTGCGACAGCCGGACCAGCTCCGACATGGGAGCTTCGCCAAGAGCACATCGACAAGCTCGCCGGAGGCTTCCCGGCGCTCGACGTTCTCGCGCAATGCCGCAAGGCGTTGGCCTGGACAGAGGCGAACCCTGGCAAACGCAAGACGGCCCGCGGCATGATGAGTTTTTTGTTCCGGTGGATGGATCGAGCCCAAAACGATAAAGGAGGTTCAAATGGAAAACCAGCAGGACACCGACAGGGACCAGGCCAATCCTACGACCCCACCGCAAAGCTCGACTTCTCCGAATGACCCGTTCCGAGAGCGGCTGGCGGAAATGAGCAGGCGGCTGGAATCGCCTACTCCGGAGGAGCAGGCGGCAGACGCCGCCCGCGCCCAAAGGCACGCGGAAGCCGAGCGATCCAAGATTGCCGCTGCCAAGTCAGTCATTTGGGGCAAGCTGATTACATCCGCTGGAAAACGATTCGAGGATTACTCCCTGGAAACCTTCGACGCTCCGTTGCCGGGACAACAGAATGCCGTCGCCGCGGTTCGGGAATACATCGACTCATTCACGCCAGAGTCTAGCGGGGTTCTATTCTGCGGCCCATGCGGGACAGGCAAGGATCATCTGGCTTTTTCGATTCTGCGGGCGCTCTTGCGGCAGCACGGAACGCGAGTCGAATGGATGAACTGCCAGGATTGGTTTGGCTCGGTGCGCGACGAAATCGGGAAGGAACGCGGCCTGAGTGAAGAGACGCAAATCGGAGCGAAGGCACGGCCGACTGTTCTGGTCGTGTCGGACCCGCTCCCGCCGTTTGGGCCGCTGACTCCATTTCAGGCCACGATGCTCTACCGGCTCTTGGATGATAGGTCAGCCGGCTGCCTTCCGACGATTGTGACTGTGAATGTGGCCAGCGACCAAGAAGCCAAAGAACGGATGGGCTCGGCTACGTGGGACCGCATGTGCGACGGCGCGTTGAAAATCGTTTGCAACTGGCCGAGTCATCGGCGACCTGTAAAACGAGTGAACTGCTAATGGGCTGGCAACTCGACAGAGTGAAGGCGATCGAACGCGAACGAGAACTTGGGCCGGAACTCGATTCGCTTGGGCCAATGGTACTCAGCTTGCTGGCTTCCGAATTACATCCTTTCGAGCGAGAGATTTACGCGAAGCAACTTGCTGCGCGACCGATTGGACCGGGGATGTGCCGGCAGCGACTACTGGAAATCTTAGAGACTGTGGACCTCTCGGGCGATTCTGGCGTTCCCTTTTGAGGACTCAACGATGGCAGTAGACCGTGAACCGCGAGCGATCGACACGACCTACCGCGGATACAAATTTCGCTCACGGCTTGAGGCCCGCGTGGCGATTTTCTTCGACTCGTTCCGTGAGCCGTGGGAGTACGAAGTCGAAGGCTACGAACTTCCTTCCGGGAAATATCTGCCTGACTTTTGGTTGTCGCGGCTTGATTGCTGGTTGGAAATCAAGGGAACTCGGCCGCTGCCGCGCGAATTGCAACTCTGCCGAGAATTGAAGGAAGCGACCGGAAAGCCTGTAGCGATCATGCACGGATTGCCGGAGATTCCAGAATTGCTCGACGACAAGTATATCGCCAGTCGGCTGACGGTCTTTTGCGATGACCTCACCGACAGCAGCGGCGGTGAATCGGAATGGGAAGAAAGTTTTTGGGCGTTCGACTTGAACGGCGATTTGTGTCTCTGCTCGAATTGGTACGGCAACCGAGAATTTATGACGCCGGGCATGTTGGGGACGTTTGAGGCCATGAAGTGCTTGGACGCGATTGAAGGACCGCTCCGCGAGGAACACCTTGCGACGGCACGATCGGCGCGATTTGAGTTCGGCAAAAGAAAAACCTGAACGACTTGACGATTGGGCCGCCGGAAGAACCTGACGTGGCAGCGCTCGTTTGAGGCCATGCAGAAGAGTAGACGACCGAGAGCCAAGTGATACCAGCGCCGGCGCGACTGGCCAGAAAGGATGATGCGATGGCCGAAATTCTGGAAATCAGGATGCAGTCTCACGAGGTGCGCTGCCATTTGTGCGATTGCTGGACAGAGCATCGTTGGAGCGTTCCCGTTTTCAATGGAGACGTTGTGAGCAACGAGTTTCCCGATTCACTTTGGGAATCTGGTGGCGGCGGCATTGCGGTTTGCGAGCGATGCTACGAACGACACGAGCGCGGAGAAGTCGCCACGTTCGATGAGTGCTATTTGTGGATGCTCAGGGAATTTATCGCTGGCGCGGGTATTTGACTATGAAGCCTCTGGGAAAGAAACACACGCAAGCCGCGCTCAAGCATCTTGCGGACAAGGGCATTGAAATGACACCGGATGAAATCGCGGTGCATCATAAAGCGGCCTACGCGACGATTCGATCTGAACTCCGCAAGCGCGGATTCAAGAACGTGCCGGACGATGATGAAGGACTGTTCCTCTTGATGTCGGCTATCAAGAACGGAACGTACCGCCCCAAGTAGACGACCGAGGATGATGCGATGGGACTGCCGGAACCAACGTACCAGCGCGGCAATTGACCGCTTCGCGCTCTTGGAGCCGACACCCCGCGCCCAGAGAGTGCAGAAAAAACTTGTTGACACGGATTAGGCCGGAGGATAAGATCCTCGCGTTGGCCGGACAGCCGATTCCCAGGACGATCCACTCGCGCCGCCGCGCGATTCTTCTGGCGCTGTCCGGCCCTCAAAGAGTCGCAGGCGGCGCGAGCTTTTTAATCGAAAGGAATCTTCCGTGAGGATTTCAGCCAAAGCGGGCGAGCAACCGACGATCAAGCTCGACAAGCGCGAAACGAAGATGCTGCTCGACGCGCTCGACCTGTGCGAGTTGCTAGAGCAACACGGCGAAGAGGCGATCTTTGACGCTGCCAAGAAATCCCGCGAGGCGCTGACTGCGTTGGTCGGCGCGTTGAATCCGCCAGAAGAGGAACCGACAACGTGAGCAATAAAGAATATCTAGGCGATAGCGTGTATGTCGAAAACATCGGCTATGCGATCCGTTTGACTACCGAGAACGGATTGCCAACCGATCCGAGCAACGAGATTTTCGTTGAACCGGAAGTCGTCGCGGCGCTGATTCACTTCGCAGCGGTCCACGGATTCATTTCCCAAGCGTTCTTAATGAAGGAGGGCGACCATGCAGTCGAACGTCAAGGCGGTCGATGATGAACGCTCTGAGGCGATCCTCAACAGCTTCCGTGACCGAGAGGCCATTCGACGTGAACGGTTGCGGTGGTCCGAGGAGCGCGAGGATGAACTAGACGAAGCGGAAGTGGGCGAAGATGGGGAAATATAGATTGCCTCTGACAAAGGCGCAGAGGAAATTTCTGGTGTCGTTTCTGCGCCGCCATGTCGAATCCGTTCAACGGTGCCGCGCCGACGCTGGGATCGAAATCGTTTGCTCGAAAACGAAGAAGATCAATGAGATTATCCGTCGCTTGGAGCCCACCCGATGAGCCGCCTGCCCACTACTGCCGACCTCCGTGACAAGCACGGCCGCTCATTCAAGCGAGCCCTCACGGTTGTGCGCCGCGAGCATCCGCGCTTGCCGATCCAAGTAGTTCGCGTAAAAGACCCGGCGTTGCTGCGCGACTTGAAAGCCAATTGTCTCTGGCAGCGGTGCGCCGTCTGCGGACGCAAGGCGCAGGGCTCGCTGGTAATCGACCTTCACCACCTGACGTGCGGCGGTAGAAAGTCGGACGAGGAATGCGCCCTACTGCCTCTCTGCCGTGAGACTGTCAGCGGCGACGATTGCCACTCGGAAGTATCAGGCGCGGAGCGGTTGCTGCTTTGGGCGCGGTGGAAATTCGATGCGACTACACTTGATTGGGTGCGATTGATCGTGCTGTTAGGGCATTTTCCCGATGAGCCGCTACCGTGCGATCCTGAGTTTGGCTGGACGCTGAGCGAGTGGAAGGAAATGCCCGCTCCCTCGCCCCGGCCGCTGGGCAACTGAATTTAGGACTCGAATCTACATGAAACGACTGCTCGACCTATTTTCCGGCGCTGGCGGGTCCGCTGTCGGCTACCATCGCGCAGGCTTTGAGGTTGTCGGCGTCGATAACCGACCGCAGCCGCGGTATCCGTTCGAGTTCCACCAGGCGGATGCGTTGGAGTTCCTTGCCGAGCATGGCCATGAGTTTGACGCGATCCACGCATCGCCCCCGTGTCAGAGATATTCAGTCGCCAGTAAAGTTCACGCGCATCGTGGCGCAAACCATCCTGACCTCGTGAAAACAGTTCGGGCCCGGCTAGTCGAATTGAACAAGCCCTATGCAATCGAGAATGTAATCGGCGCGCCGCTCAAGACGCCAACGATGCTTTGCGGGACGATGTTCGGCCTGAAAGTCTATCGGCACCGCCTATTCGAGTGCAGCGTTTTGGTTATGACGCCAGAACACCGTCGGCATGAGGAATCAACCGGATCGCACCGCGGGTACTCCCGCCGGCATCCATTCGTGTGTGTGGCTGGCCATAATTTCAACCGCCAAGAGGCAGAAGCCGCTATGGGAATCGACTGGATGACTAGCCGGGCCCAGCTTGCCCAAGCGATTCCGCCGGCGTATACGCAATTCATCGGCCGTCAATTGATGGCCGTTCTCGAATCCACGCAGCCCACAAAAGGGTAGAGCCGATGAAAGAGAAACAATTCTTTGCGGCGCTGCGGAAGATCAAGGGCTGGGAATTGCAGCGAGGGCGAGGCTATGTGCGTCGCTATCCGCCCGGCCAGGGGGAGGAGTGCCCGATCACAGCCGTCGCGAACGTCCGGCCGAATGCGCGTCACTGGCGAACGTCTGAATTCTCTATTGCTGCCGCGCGATTGCGTCTAGGCAAACACTTGCGAGACCGAGTGCTGGTATGTGCCGATGGCTGCCTTGATCCAAAGTACGCGGAATTCCGCGCCAAACTCCTTCGCGCGTGCGGCCTGAAAGAGCGAAAGGACTAGTGACCCATGAGCCAGACAGCGCAGAAGATCAGCGATACGGAATTGGCTTACCTCGTGAATCTGGCTGAGAACAGCAGCCCAGCCATGCCAGCCGAATTCAAGAGAGCCGTCGCGGATTTGTGCGCCGCGCGGGCTGAACTGGCGAAGCTGGTTGACCTATCGAGTCGCGCCGTCGTGTCGGATGCCGCAGCCAGAAACGAAGGGTGAATGAACCATGAACCAGAGCCGCCTAGAAATCATCCTCGATCTGCCGGCCAAGATACTCTCCCCGAACGCTCCGCACGGCAAGCACTGGGGGCCAAAGAGCCGGGCCATTAAGAGCCAGCGGCAGGCTGCTGGATGGGCGACATTGGCTGCAATGCGCGAAGCCAAGATCAAGGGTCCGTGGAAATCCGCGACGGTGCAAGCGACAGCCGTGTTCACCAAGAAACGTGTCCGCGACGAATCAAATTTCAACGCGAGCCTAAAATCGGCGCTCGACGGTATTGCCGATGCAAAGCTAGTAGCGAACGATACGGACTTGACGTTGCTGCCCGCAATACTTGTGACAGACCCTAACGGGGAACCGTACCTGAAACTTGTCGTGACCGAGTTGACCACAACCGGGGCGAAGGAGTGACGATGAGCGACAAGATTGCAACCGAACCTGAATTGTGTTGCGAGTGCGGCGAACCGACAGGCCACGCCGGCAAGTTTAATGGCTCGCTCTACTGCGACTATTGCGGCGCTGGACCGTTCTGCGATGCGTGCTTTCAACTTGTGTCCTTGGAACATCGTTGTCCGAAGTGCGCGAACACGATTGACTGAGCCCCAGCATGACCACCCGCACCCGGCCCGGAGCGAGCCGATGAAACCGAGAACCCGGCGCACGATCCACAACCGAATGAGCGCAGCCCGTGGGCGCACAATGAGTCGCCGCTTAGGGCTCTTGAAGCACATGGGATATTCTGATGCGGAGCTCTGGGAACTAGGATTCATGGACGGCTTCTATGAAGGGATCAAAGACGAAAAGCGTGAGCGGGCACGGAGGAAGGGACGATGAGCGTGGAGTTTATCACCGCCGATTGCAGGGAGGGACTCGCCAGTATGGCCGCGGAGTCGGTGCATTGCTGCATCACTTCGCCGCCATACTGGTAGCCATGCGGCCTCCGCGACTACGGCGTTGACGGCCAGATCGGCAGCGAGCACACGCCAGATGAATTCGTGGCAACGATGGTCGAAGTGTTTCGGGGTGTGCGGCGGGTGCTGCGGAAGGATGGGACGCTGTGGTTGAATCTGGGGGATAGCTATGCGGCCCCCAACGGAAGATCGGGCGGCGGAACTTATGGGGGAGGCCCGAATAGTCAGTTGGCGCACATGCACGAAGGTCAAGAAGTCGGCATAGAACGGTCATTCGGATTGCCAGCTAAGAATCTCGTTGGCATCCCCTGGCGCGTCGCGCTCGCCTTGCAGGCCGACGGCTGGTATCTCCGTTCGGAAATCATCTGGCACAAGCCCAGCCCGATGCCCGAGAGCGTGCGCGACCGTCCGACGCGGGCGCACGAGCAGATTTTCTTGCTAACGAAGGCGGCGGATTACTACTTTGATAGTGAGGCGATTGCGGAGCCAAGCGGCGGATTCAACGGCAGCAGCTTCACAAGCGAGTATGACAACGTGACGAAGCGCAATCTCGGACAAGGCGAACGATTCGAGGGCGCAACCCGCAACCGCCGCACCGTCTGGACAATCGCCAGCGAGCCCTACAGCGGCGCACACTTCGCCACGTTCCCCACGAAGCTAGTCGAGCCCTTCATCCTGGCCGGCACGTCCGAGCGCGGCTGCTGCCCTGAGTGCGGCGCGCCGTGGCAGCGAGTGACGGAACGCGAGAAGCTGAAGCGCGAGCGGCCCAACGACTTCACGAAGCGCAACGGCCACGACGGGACCGGGAACAGTTGCGGCAACACCGTGGCCGGCGTGTCGGTCACAACAACCGGCTGGGAGCCGACGTGCGAGCATGGACGCGATCCGGTGCCTTGCAAGGTATTGGACCCTTTCGCTGGCGCAGGCACCGTGGGGCTTGTGTGTGAGCGTCTGCAACGCGACTTCATCGGCATCGAATTGAATCCGGCCTACATCGAAATGGCGAAGGCGCGGATTGCAAACCGCAACGGATTCGCGGGAGTCGAGCCGGCCAAGAATCAAAGGGACTTGTTTTAACGGCCCGTCGCTGGTCGAGCCGCGCGGAGAATTATTTTAACCCTGTCGCCCGTCGCGGAACTTAGGAGCGAGACAATGAGCATTGAACGCGGATTTCTGAACCTTGACGGTCGGCGCTGGTTCGCTGTCGGCCGCACTCCTGGCGATGCGCTCGTTGTGCTGAACGGCGACGGAGAGAGCCATGAGCTTGATGGCGACGAAGAAGAACGCGCGGAGCCGCTGCCGGATTGCCCTCAAAATGCGGCCGGCTGGGACTGGCAACCGCCGCCGAAGTGCATTTATGACACCGACGGGGACGGGAACTGCCATCGGTGCAACCACACGGGAGGATGTTCCGCAATCGGAGGTCCGTTTAAGGAGGCAGAGCCGCCGCGTCCCAAGAGCCTGGGCGAGCAACTATGCAACTGCCAGCCGCCGCTGGCATTTCCCTGGGAGGGAATTTCAACGGCGGCCAAAAACAGTTGGGAGCGATGCGCAATTGAGTTTGCCTCCCTCTGTCAGCCACGACTAGTCGAGCGCGTGCGGGAGTTGGAGGAAGCGGCGCGCGAAGTAGCGCGGTTACGTAAGTCTCGTAACTGCCTCAATTTTGTTTTGGCCGAGCGAGAAAAAACGAAAGCCGCGCTGCGCTGGGGCAACGCGATGAAGGCGGAACTCGCCTGCCATATCCAAACCGAATCGGTTAGAGCCGCTCTGGCCTTGGAGCCGCGTGAGCCGATAGCCAATCTGCGAGAAACGCTCTCGGGCGCGATCTACACTTGCAACGGTTCTCCGCACGGCTGCGAACGCGAGCGGTTCAACAATTGCGGCTATTGCGATCCGCGACCAGAGGCGGAGAAGAATCGACTCTCTGGACAGCAGCCGTCATCTCCTGCCGACGCCCCGCCGACCGAGCAAGCCGTCATCACCGAAGCAGCGCGGCAGACGAGCGCGGCGCAAGCGAAGGTGCGACGGTGGAAAAGGCCGAATGGAAATACCTATCAGGCACAGTGGCCTCGCAATCCCGATGACGAGCAGATCACCGCCCCCGCGCCGACCGACTATGAAACAGCGGCCGAGTGGCGAAATAGGTACGACGCGACGCTCCATGACCTTAAGATGGCCGAGGCGCGCGTGAAGGAATTGAAAGCGATGATTGGGAAACCAACAATGTTGTAGTCTGGGAGCCATAGGAGCCGACATGAGCAAGCCGGAATGGCCGATACATGCTTTCGAGATGTCACCCGAAGAGATACGGTTTTGGCATGAAGTACATGCCAGCCAGCCGACATTTGAGCAGATACTTAGTCGTTTCGGATTGCCGGCCGAGTTGCTTGGTAACTGCCAATCTGGCTCCTATGCCGAAGCACGTCACGCCGACCAGAACGCGAAGGAGGAACCAAATGCCACTGACCGACGAGCAACTGAGCGCACTTGAGGCCGACGCCGAGATGCTGCAACGGGTAAAGTTGCATGGCACCTCTCGGAGAGTTCAGGACGCGATTGACGCCTACAAGGCGCTCCGCGCGGAGAACGAGCGGCTGAAAGCTGCCATCGAACTACCCGAGCGGCCCATCGACCAGGGCGGCGGCTGGACTTCGCTGCTAACCTTCTTGGAGGGCAAGAAATTGAGCGGCTTGCCCGAGGAGCAGGGCTTTGCGGCGTTTCACTTGAAGCGACTGCGCGATGCGCTGGGAGTCGAGCATGGCTGAGCAATTCCTAACCGATGAGCAACTCACAGCGATGCGCAGTTGGACGCTGGCTGATCTAATTGCCGACCATGCTGGATTCACAAAGCTGGTGGATTCGGCCCGCGACCGCAACCGACTACAGGGCATCGCCGACGCCGCAGAAATCTACGTGACGATCAAGAGCGATCATCCGCAAGTCGCCGGGGAAGCGTACCGTGACTTGCTCAAAGCGTTGGGCAGAGGACCGGAGCGAGAGCCATGAAACTCTGCCGCCACAACAACCGACCCAAGCCCGGTGCCATCGCCGATCCGCGTAGCGACGAAGAGGAGCGGCAATACGACCGGTTGATCCGTGAGCGCGCCGCTGAGATTCGTTGCGCCAACATTCTGGCGAACCATACGCCACGCGGGCCCATGGTAGGCTATTGCCGGCGCAAAATCGGCTTGACGACTAGACGCCGAAGCGGTGGAATGCGGCTTGAGGATTGATCGGCAGAGATGGCAACCAGACGAACCAAATCGAAAGCGGATCCAATCAAGCTCCCGCATATCCGCTGGATGATCCGGCGCGATATGCCGCAAGTGCTAGCGATCGAAGAGGCAGGATTCGGCGCGCCGTGGCGCGAGGATGACTTCATAAATTGCTTGCGGAATCGCAATTGTATCGGGATGGTCTATGATGCCGATCTGCGGCCCGATGGCGGCAATGTCCAAGGATTCATGGTCTACGAGCTGCATAAGGATCGGCTGCACCTGCTACACTTAGGCGTCGGGGCCGATCATCGGCGACGTGGCCTCGGCCGCCAGATGGTCGAAAAGTTGGCCGGAAAGCTATCGGAAGGCCGGCGCAACAGGATCACAACGACCGTCGAAGATGGCAATCTTGAAGGCCAGCTATTTCTCAGCGCTCTCGGATTCGTTTGCGATTGGATTTTCCGAGACCACTTTGGCGAAGGGATCGACGGATACTCATTCGTTCGGCGGTGAACGCCGCAGGATGATTGGAAGCAAGACGACAGATAGACGCCCGACCGAACGGCAACGGTGCCGAGCGCGAAGGATTCTATAGGCAGGGACGCATGGCGATTGAATGGGTCAAGCCGGATCGGTGGGTTGGATTCGCCGGATTCCGAGTCGAGAATCGCGGCCCCGAACCGTGCCGGCTCAAGCTGCTGCTAGCGGATGGGAGCGACGTTCCGGCCAGCGCGATTTACCGGGGCCGCTGCGAACCCGACGAAAAGCGCTTGCCAAACGAGGGGCCAAAAGAGTAGGCTACGGGCGCAAGATTCTGCCGTTGCCCCTCAAGGGCGTGCCTGCCGAATGTTTCGGCGACGCGCTCTTTTTTCATTCCCGGAGGCTCATCATGGCCAAAGCTGCAACCGTCAATCCTGAACAGTACGTGCTATGGCTCTTGGGCCACGCCAACGATGGCCAACTCATCATCACCGAAGCGGAAGCGGTTGTCACTGCCGTTGGCGTCAGCGTGCCGGCAACGGCCGCGGCGCTGAAAACTTTGGTCGATACGATTGCCGGCGAGTTCGCCAACTTCCCGACGGAAACCACGCCACCGGCTACCACAGCCAAATCAGTGGCCAAGGCCGACTTCGCGTTCAATCCAGGGAATTGGGCCGCGATTTTGCAACTCATTCTCCAACTAATCGGCACGTTCAAGGGCACGCCGACCCCGACGACGCCGTAACGCACTTTCGAGGCGACTGCCTGCGGGCAGTGGTGGACGGTTTCACAGCCGCGCCCCGCCGCGCCGGTGACTCACAGCACCGGCGCGGCAGCTTTCAACATGGAGCGATCATGCCCGACCCCACCCCACCCGTTGCCGTGCCGCTGGACAAGTCGAAAACGATCACCGTCTCGGTTCAATTCCGACCCATGACGGCGATTCCTGCGCCCGTGGCCGGCGCGCCGCCGGTCAGCGTCGATGACCACGAAGCCGCACACGGAGCCGACCCGAACGACATTGCGGCATTCCGGGCCAAGGCTATCGCCGAGGGTCTGACGATCGTGGAGGAGCTGCCAGGTCAGCGAATCGTCAATGTCAGCGGGACCATCGCGCAGATTGAAGCAGCCTTTGGGACCGAGATGGAGCAGCGAATGACGCCCGTCGGCGAGCACCGCTTTGCCGTGCGGGCCGCGCCGCCGATCCCCGATATGGGCATTGTTGGCGTGCTGGGCTTGGAGTCCGCGCCGTTCGCCAAGCCGCACAATCGACGGCTGAGATTCGGGCCGCACACTGAGACTGCTTTGGGGCCGGTCCAGACGGCGCGGCTGGCCGGCGTTACAACTCGCACCGCGCCACCGCTGCGAACGTGCGCCGGTGGCATCCTCTGCCTTGACGGCGGATACACGGCGGCGCTGGTCGCAGCCGATTGCGCTCAATACGGAATCCCGCCACCGACGATCCATGACGTGTCGGTTATGGGCGCGGTCAACTCTCCGGGTTCCGATGCCGACATTGAATTGCGGCTCGACATTCTCTGGCAGGCCGGTTGCTACTTCGCCCGCACTGGCAAAGCGCTGACGCTCTATATCGCTTTCTGCCCGAACACCGACGCTGGCTACAACGGCGGCTTGGCGGCGCTGATTCACTCGGGGCTAATCTGCGAGGTTTCGGATTCGTGGGGCTCGCCGGAATCGCAATGGACCGCGCAATCAATCGCCGCGAACGATGCGACTGGCAAAGATGCGGGGGCGCTGGGCGTCACGCTCACTGTCGCGTCCGGAGACGGGGGCGCGACGGATGGAACCGGCTCGCTCGTCACCGATTATTTCGCGTCGTCTCCGTGGGTAGTGGCGATGGGTGGCTCGAATCTGACCGCGCAACAGGAGCAAGTTTGGAACGACGGCGCGAACGGCGGGGCGTCTGGCGGGGGCGTATCGCGGGTCGAAACTCCGCAGCCGGCATGGCAGAGCGACTATCCCGCGATGGGAGGCCGCTGCGTGCCCGACTTGGCGATGAACGCCGCGCCGGCAACGTGCTGCACATTGTCGGGCCAGGGCAACGTCGGCGGCACATCGGCTGCTGCGCCGGGTATGGGCGGAACGATCTGCGCGATGTGCGAGGAGCTTCCGCAGAATATCGGCTACCTGAATCCGCTACTGGCCAAGATGCCGGCGACGTGCTTTCACGACATCACCGTCGGTAACAACGGCGGCTATGACGCCACGGTCGGCCCCGACCTTTGCACCGGGCGTGGTTCGCCGCGCCCGCTCGCAATGCTCGCGTTTCTGACGGGAGCCGTCCAGCCGCCACCCGAAAACGGAAATCCGCCACCGCCGCCACCACCACCTCCACCACCGCCGACCGACAGCATCAGCCGTGCCGCCGCAATCAGCGTCGTCAATCAAATCTTCCCGCAAATCGAACGCGCCGAATGGTTCCCGCGAGATCGGCAAATCGTTGCGGCCGGACACGCAGCGATTGTGCAGGCACTGACCAACCTATAGGGCCAAATCATGGGCAACGACTTACTTGACGCCCCAAACCTAAAGGAACTGGAAATGAGCGTGGACCCAAAAAAGCTGAAAGACATCTTTTGCGGACTATCTGATAACTCCCCTGTCGATTTGATCCTTCAAGACGCCAACGGCGGCGGCCTGGCGGTCGGTGGAATTGACCGCCAGCAGGCGATGGACGTGAGCCCGGTTATCGCAATCACGCTGCCAGACGGTTACTTCCTGACGACCAAGAATCCCATTGTCCTGGCCCCGGGGAGTGCTTCGCTACAAAAGGCAGTCGGCGACTTGAACTCATTGCTCGAAAAGCTACAGGGCTATCGCCTCACTGGCAGTGAAATCTCCGATCTCAAGGCCACGATCGCTCTGATTGCAAAAACAAAGGACCAAATTGATCCCGAAGTCTTTAGTTGACGGACTCGGGGCGTCAAGTAATTCGTTGCCAAATCATGGCCTGTTTCATTCAACTATTCGGCGGTCCGCTCGACGGCCACAAGGTCAAGGAACGTAACGACTATTCCAGAGGAATCAGCATTGTGGGGAACGTCATGCGAATTCGCTACATGCCGGATGCGCGAGACGTGTTTCAACCTGACCAGCGCGGCGACAAATGGGCCGAGTACGGTCTGAGCGCCGACGGCACTTACTGCTTCATGGGCAGTGGGGAGAGGAAGCTGGCATGAGCCAAAGCAACCGATCGCCGCTGCCGAGTTGGTACGACATACACCATGAATTTTCGCTGCCGAACGCCGACGAATCACCCGCCAATCCGCGCCAGTATTCAACCGACGCCGACAAGCTGCAAGCGATTTGGAAGCGCTTCGACCGTTGGAAGCGAGCACACGTCGGCTGCCTGGACCGCGCGGCCGATGAACTATTTGCGGAAGTGCAGGCGGAGCTGGGATGATGAAGATGCCTTGGACATACGGCGATACTCTTTCGACGATCGCAGTCTTTGTTTCCGCGACCGCGATTCTCGGCCTGTTTGCGATCATTCTGAGTTGGCTGAACAGGGAATAATCGTGACCATCCGCCGCCTATTGCCGTTGCTCCTGCTGCTGCTTGCGAGCGTGAGATAAGGTCGTGAAGCTAATAGAGCTGGAGCCGCGATGGATACATCCGAACCTGTTCGTCTTTCTCTGCCCGCATTGTCGGAAGATTCTTCTGTCATGCAAGAACGTGGAGATGAGCCGCGAAAAACAATGGGAAATTTTCCAGAAGGAATTTGGCGGAGAACGGTACGAGATGGAAGTTGTGCCGAGCAAGCCGGAACAAGCATGGTCAATTTCCGGCTCGGTTCCGATAGATACAAAAGCAGCTTTTATCACGGACCTGACTGTAACACCGTCGATTGATGCCAGCAAATCAGGCCACTGGCACGGCCACATTACCAACGGCGAAGTTGTGCCATGAAGCGATTGCTCTTTACAGTGCTGCTGCTGTGCGTCAGCGTTGCCGCTGCGCCGTGCCCGCCAGCGTTCGCGCCGCCACCCGGATTGCGCCCGTTGTCGGTGCGCGAGTTGGCGCAAATGCCACCGCTGCCGCCAATCCCCGGCCAAACCACGTTCGCCGCGCAACATCGACTAAGCGAAACTGGCCGCTACGGCTTACCCAAGGGAACAGCCTACGACTTCGGCGAGTTCGTTTTAGGTTTCGACGGCCGCCCGGAATGGTCGCTAGAGGTTCTCCACGGGCCGCTCAAGAGCGTCAAGCGAGCGGGGAGTTTCAAGGTCGATAAGCAGACGGGATACGCGGCGGACGAGGCGGATTATCGCGGCAGCGGGTGGGACATCGGGCATTTGACACCGGCCGAAGATGCCCAAAAGGAAATGACCGACACGTTCATATTTGCCAACGCCTGCCCACAAGACCCGACATTCAATCGCGGGCTCTGGGCGGAGGTTGAGCGAACAAGCCGTGAGAACGTCGCCGATGGCTCGACCGCTTGGGTTATCACTTTCCCGATCTACTCCGCGCATCCCAAGACCATCGGCCCGCACAAGGTCCAGATACCAGCGGACTATGCCAAGAGCGAGTTGATTGTCAAGGGCGGCAAGCCTACGAAGATCGTCTCTTGGGAAGCGCCGAACGAAAAGCCGCCGGCCGATAGCACACCGGACGAGTTCCGCGTGCCGCTCAAGAAATTGGAAACGGATAGCGGCCTGAAGCTCTGGGAGCTTGCGCCGGAGGGGATCAAGTGAACGAACCGGAAACAATGCCGATTCAGAAATCGCACTTGCTAGCTCGCGAGCCTTGTCGGGTGCCGAAAGAAGTTTACATGGCTGCGTATGAGGTCTACTGCAAAGTGTGTGGCCCGCAGGAGGCCCTCGTGCAGGGCAACTGCCGTGGCGGCTTCGACAGCGGAGAATTGGTTGCGTTCCTTTACGCCAGAGCTTTCCCCAAGGACGAATGGCGCGAAAAAGTGGATGCCGCTTTGAAGGGGATGCGTCTCTAAATGAAATCCGCCCTGCTCCTACTCTGCGCGATGATGTTACCGCCCGGTTGGGACGTGCATTGCAAGCCCGACGGCTCGGCGCAGTTCAGCGGAAACGACGGGCGACGTGTGTCCTACGATTCAGATACTGGCCAGCCGCACGGAGACCAGCCGAGCGCATCGTGGCACGCCGAAGTGCGGATCAACGAACGCGGACACGCCGAGTATTTCAATGACGATGCGATTGATTCCAGCGGGCGCTATCAGGAACAGCAAGTTGATTTAGCGACCTGGCGTGAGTCGCTGCAATTTCATACGGGGGTCAAATTTCGATGACGACCATTACTCGCCGCCGTTTCCGTTACCTTGGAGGGATTCCTGGTCCGGCCGCGAAGGGCTCGCGGCTGACGTTCTACGAAGATCAGAAGTACGGCTATTGGGACAACGGTTGGCCTTCGTTGTATCGCTTGGATGAAATGGCGGACGGGGAGTGGGAGGAAATCGAATGAGGAACTTTTTTCACAGCCTTGCGTTTCTGGCCCATGCCGCGGCGCTGCTGTTTCGATTGCTGCTGGGGTGAGCCATGACCGATGACGAACCGACCGACGAAAAGACGGTGCTACTGCGCGGGGATGAGCTTTGCTTCACGCTGCCGGAAAATGAATCGGCTGAATATGGCGTTCCAGACGGCTATTACTTTCACGATGATCTTGACGGCGGACGCTTGATCCGCAAGGTGGAATAATGCTCGTCTGCCAAGATTGCGACCTGCGCTACGACGTTATTTGGCACTACGACGGCGACAGTCCGCCGAATGATTTTTGCCCGCGCTGCGGTGGAGAATCGCTAGAAACTGAGCCCGGCGACGAAACCTCTGAGCCACCCAAACATGATGCGCCGGACTGTGCTTAAATCGCTCGCGGATAACTGACCATGCTGATTGCCATAGCCATCATCGCAAGTTTTCTGGCGGGAGTCGCCTTCGACCGCTGGCTCGCGGCGCGGCTTGTGCTGCTGGTTTGCATCGGACGCGAGAGCTATGCACAAACACCGTATGCCGATGTTGAGGCGGCTCGGGCGGACGCGGAAAAGTTGGGAGCGAGCGCGTTACAGGCCCGCTACCTGAGCCTGTCCGGCGTGCGGACGGACTTCGACCATCAAGCCGACCCGTTAATCGCGGTGAACTATTGCGTCAATGCGGTATCGAGAGTGCGGCAGATCAGCCGGGTAACGCAGGTGACGCCGACGCTGCTGCGGATCGACGTGAGCAACTATGTGCGCACGAGTGAGGAGTTTGCCCAATGGACGGCCCAGTGGAACAAGCTGACGGACGCGGACTTTTACTTCAACCTGCCACACGAGGAGATTCAGGGCGGCAAGGTGGTAACGGTTTCGGTGGCGGGGGGCTGGTTGCCACTGCCGGCGGATGCGAGCCTGAGAAACCTGACCGGAACTTTACCACATGGAGCGGTGCTGCGGGCGGATGCATTTGTCAGTGCGACACTTTCACCGGCTGCGTACTACCAATTTGCAGGTATCGGTAAGACGCAAACCGAATTCCAAAAGTCCCTTGGACTTGACCAGAGCATCATCAACCAATTGGAAGCCGATCTAGGAGCGAACTTAGTCGTGTCAGCCTTCACTCTCAAGCCGCGCCGGATTGCCTTCTCGCAAGGCCCGCTGGGCGGCTATTGGGTCACGCTCGACACGAAGCAGGCCGACGCACGGCATGACCCGGTTCGCCGGCCGATTACTGTGGACAAGTTCGCCACGTTGTTTGATGCGTCAGAAGTGTTTGGGATGCAGAAGAACGGATTTTGGGCCGTCGCCGTATTCGACAACCAGGGGAATCGACTCGACGCCGTGGATCCCAACATCGCCAACGACACGGCCGCGAAGGATGACAACTTGCCCCAGCAGCAGGTACTCGCCGGCGCGTCGTGCTATCGCTGCCATACCGCCGAGAGCGGCCTTAACAGTTTCACCGACGCCGAGCAATCGCTGCTACACACGAAGCGCGGACAAGCGTTCCTGTCGAGTTACGACCCAGCGCTGATTCGCCGGACCTTGGAGTTCTACGATGATCCACGTTTACAGAGGCAAGTAAAATTCGACCGTGAAACTCACGAGCTTGCTGTGGCGCGTGCTTGCGGCTGCACAACCATCCAGGCCGCGGCGGCATTGCGTAGCGTGCTCAAGACCTATCAAGAGGCAGTGACGCCGGAAGCCGTAGCGCAGGAGCTTGGTGTGTCGAGCAAGGAACTGCCGCTGGTCATAGACGGTACGACGGACGAAATTCTCGCGTCTCTGGGGGAAGGGAACGCCGTGGCGCGGGGGAGTTACGAGCCGAGCGTGCCGGAGTTGTTCGGAAAATTGATCCAGTATCGAAACGCCCATCCGGTGTTGGAAGGGCACAAGCCTTAGTGCACGACGGGAAAACGCCATGAAACGAGCCTTTCTTGCCTGTTTGATCTTGCTAATCGCCTCTACGGTGCACGCCCGCTGTGGCGTCTCTTGCTTCGTGCAAACGCCGGTCGCTGTGGCCGTGGGAATCCCCGTCGCGGAGTTCTCGCCCACGTCCTACTACTGGTCCCCGCCACCGCAAGTTGTCGTCAACGTTCCGCCGGCCCCGACAATCGACTACAACGCGCTAGGGCAAGCTGTCGGCCAGAGCGTGTACGCAGCGATCAACCAGGCGAACAACCAGCCGATACCGACACTGCCAAATGCGCCGCAGACGGGGCAGCAGACAACTCCCCAGGGTCCGCCACCGATGCCGCCACCGCCATCGGACCCGATTCAGCCGCAACCAACTCCCGCGCCCATCGTGCCGCCACAGCCGACGCCGGCACCACCGGCGAACGTGCCGCAACCCATACCGCGAGCGGCCGGTATACAATTCAACGAGGCGAGCTGCGTGAAGTGTCATGCCGGCCAGTCTGCCAAGGCCACGGCCGCCATTGACATGCGCCAACCGCTCACGGCTGAGCAGCGGCTGGCCTGTACCAAGGCGCTGATTCAGGGAACGATGCCCAAGGGTGCGCCGCTGTCCGATCCCCAGCAGGCCGCCAAGATCATCCTCGAACTGACCGGACCATGACCGCCCCCTGGCTTAATTCGCCCGTTGCCGTGCCGCTCTGGGCGCTCGTCGCGTTCGGCGCGGCGCTGGCCCTGATACTCGTTCTCCAACTCACCATCCTGATAAGGAACCGTCCAATGTCCACCCCGAATCTCGATGCTCTTACAACGGCCGTGAACAATGCGGCTGCCCAACTCAAGGCCGACCAGGCGGCACTGGCAGCGTCAGCCGCAGAACTGAAAGCGTCACAAGATCAACTTGCCGCAGCTTCGGCCGATGACGCCGCACTGCCCGCTCTGACCCAAACCTTGACGGCTGCGATGCCGCCAGCCACAAGTTGATTTACCAGTTTTGTACCATTTTCTCCCAAATTAGTAATTGGAGGTGTCCCGTGCGATTCGTCGTTTCCATCCTGATTGTCGCCGTGCTGCTCGTCGCCAGCAGCGTGCAAGCGTGTGGCGTTTCCGTAGGCGCAATCGCCGTCGCCCCATCCGTCATGGCCGACCCCAACGTCGGTGTAGCGTGCAACTGCGCTCAAGCGGCTGCCGTGGTTCCCCAGGTCCAATACGTCCAGCCGCAGGTAGTCCAGAGCTATGCCGTTGCTCCGCTCGTTCAGACCTACGCCGTACCGTTCGCTGTCGCTACGCCGTTTTACGCTTCGCCGTTCGCGGTGGGCTATGGTGGCTTCGGCTTCCGCGCTTTTGGATTCCGCGGCGTCGGATTTGGCGTTCCGAGACTCGGCTTCCGCGCTGGCTTGCGGCTCGGTCGGAGAGGTTATTGAGCCCTACACAGTCGGCAGGCACTCGTCGTATCGGCCGACTGATACCCAGACCCGGCGCGACGAATCCGTACCCCGTCGCGTCGGGTTTTTGAGAACGTGCGATGCGTGAGCCTTGGCAGAGAAACCGCGAAGTAACTCGTCAGCCAAAGAAAGGGCGTTTTTGGTGCGGTGGCTGCGATGCACAATTAGTCGGCGAGTGGCACAAGTGCCCAGTGTGCGGACACCGCAATGGCCGTAAGCGGGCCAAGAGATAGGCGCCAACATGGACGGCCAAGTTAGAAGTTGTGAGGACAAGAACTGCCGCTCGCTTGATCGGCGCGCGGACCCCAACTGTTGCAGCGACGGCTTTTATCGCTGCAACGAATGTCGGCGGAAGCGGCTTGAAGCACTGATGATCGGCCAAGGGAACATCCCGCACGACCGTGGAGACGATTATCCGATCTACGGGAATGAGCAATGAACATCGTCACGATCTTGATTATTCTGCTGCTCTTGGGCGCGTTTGGCGGCGCTCCGATGTGGAATCACTCTCAGGACTGGGGTTGGGGTCCGAGCGGCGGCATTGGTTTGATCGTCGTCATTTTGGTGGTGCTACTTCTCCTAGGTCGAATCTAAGGATCGTGATGCTTTGGAAACCCGCGGCCCTGATTTTAGCTCCCCGCTGGCTCTTGCTGCCGTTGCTGGCTGCTGCATCGGTATTGCTGCTGGGCGCGGCCGAGAATTGGGGGCTGTTGGAATGGATACTGGCCGGCGGCGGCCTTATTGCTATCGTCGATTCTCTCTCTCAGCGCATCCGGCGGTGGTTGAAAAACCATGATGAAGAAATCACAAAAACGGAACGCGAGGCCGAATGGAAGCGCAAGATCGAGTCGGATGTGCGCGGCCAAGTCGCCCTCAAAAAACAGACGGTCGAATTGAAGGAGAGCGTGGAATCGGAAGCGGACAAGACGCGCGAAAGCATCGAAACCGTGAACCGTCGCGCGGCCGAGAAGGCGACCCACGACTTGGCCGAAAAAGTGGCGCGCGAGTTGGCCGAGAAGGTATCCAAGCAGTTGGGTCTGAGGATCGAGGATCAACTTAAGACGCTCAACATCAGCATCGACGGACGGCTTGGAGAACTTCTTGAGTCGGTGAAAGAAGTGGCGTTCAACGCCGGAGTGAAGTCGGAGAAAGAAAAGCAAGCGGACCCAGGCGAGCAGTGAGAGGCGCATGGAATGGATTATCGCATTAGTCTTGCTTGGGCTTGTGGTGGTGCTGCTGCTCACCATCGCCGGGCTGCTGATTTTGCTCGACTTCCGCGCCGAGGAAATGATCGACCGGCAAGAACAGACGCTCAGCCGGCAAGAGGCCATGCTGAACTTGGCTAAGCTCGCGGTCGATGAGCGGATGCAGCACGACGCGACCGCGAAGCACGAAAACCATGCGGGCAAAATGAGAGGGCAGTTGTAATCAACTCGAAAGGGTGCCTTATGTCAGTTGGAACTTTGTTCATGGTGTTGGCGGCGATCATTTTTCTGCTCGCCGGAGCCGGCGCAACATTCGTCCCCAATCCGATGATTTGGGGCCTGTTTTGCATGACGTTGGCCTTCTTAACCGGAGGCTTCGGACTGGGAAATTGGAACCGGACGCCGTAAGAACTTCGACACAGAGGGTTTAGACGATGCCCGAAGGAACCAGCGTGGACCGAATTTACAAGGCTCTGCGTCGCGCCGGCAAAGACCCCGCGACGGCCGCCAAGATTGCGCAGTCGAAAACAGGTTTGGCCCTGGCTACCGGCAAGCCGCCGAAGGGAGCGAAGTGATCGCAACCCAGCAGCCGAATCCGCGAGCGCTCACGCCAGAGCAGCAGCAGCTTGCCGCCGATCATGCCCATCTGCCGGAATTGATCGTCGGCCGACTTGTGCGCCGCCACCCGTGGCTAGGGCGTCCGTGCTTTGATCCGGTCTCTGAGGCCAACCTGGCGCTTGTGGAAGCCGCCCGGCAGCATCAACCGCCCCCAGAACGATTCCGCAGTCGCGCGGTGGTCTGCATCAGCCGCCGCGTCATGCAAGCCGCCACGCATCCCAAGGCCCACAGCGCGCTCTCGACGATGCTCTTGGGAACGGCCGAGGAGTTGCCGCAACCCGGCAAACTTGGCAGCCTGCTAGAAGTCGCGCGGCTGCATCGGAGCATCGCTAGGCTGCCGCGGCGATTGCGGGGCATCGTGCGCTGGCACTACGGTATCTGCGGCCGCCCCAAGACGCTCAAGGAACTGGCGCAAACTTACGAGATTACGCCCGAAGAGGTTGCCGGTCGATTGAAAGAGGCGCGGTCGTGGCTGCGGGAGAAGCTGAGCTAGAATCGACGAAAGAAACCAGCCAGTCGTTCCCACCACGGCTTACTATGTAGATAGGCCAGCCGATCTGCGGAGATGCTGATGCTGAATAAAATCGGGCGCACCGCGAACTTGTTATCGAAGTTGATTAGGAACGCAGAGGCGTTGCCAGAAAATGAACACACAAGTTCTTTCCCTCTTCCACGTTCTCTGCGCCGCCACGTCTGGATAATCGCGCCCGACAGTCCCGTACCAACGCAGACGTGACAGCGAGCGCCGTCTTGCAAGTACGTTTCGATAGTCCGCTTGATCGCTCTGGCTACGGGATCATTAGTCGTGGAGATTGTGGCCCCGTCGATGTCCTCTTGGAGCATCTGAATAAGAGTTGCACCTTTGCGGACATGCTCAAGGTCGGCAACTGGCAGCTCGCGATGCGGAACCGATGGATCGGTCGCTGCTAGAGCGGCGGCGGTTTGTGCTGCGGCTTCACGCACATGGATCGCTGATGGATGCATGTAAAATTCTCCTTTGCAGTTAAGAGCCCCAGCTTGGCAGCTTGGCCAAATCTTCCGCCATCTCCTCCACGTCCAGATGCACGTAGTATTTCAGCGTCGTGTTGAAGTTCGCGTGCCGGGCCAGCTTTTGCAGCCGCACCGGCGCGCACCCAGCGCGGGCCAGTTCCGTGCAGAACGTATGCCGCATGGCAGTAAAGTCGAATAGCCGTCCCTTGGGATCGACAGGCTCCAAGTAGCCGGGATGCTCCTCTAAAATCTCCGCGGGACATTCGGCCCGCGCCGCCAGCAAGTCCCGGTGCAATCCCGCGCGGATATTGCTGTAGTGCGTCTCGGTCCACTGCGCATCGAACATCCCTCGCAACCGCCAGACGTAATCGCGGTCGGTGAAAAACGCCTTGAGCCACACCAGCAACGTCGGATGAATCGGAAGTCGCGTGGCTTCGCCATTAAGCCGAGCCCGCGACTTCTGGGCGGTCGCTTCGACCACCAGTATCCCATAGCCGAGAAAGAATGAATCTTTGGTCAGGCTCTTCATGTCGCCGATCCGCAGCCCGGCGCAGGCCGCGAGCCGGTATGCCAGCGAACGGTCCCAACCCAATTCATCGTCCGCAGCTTCCGCTGCGGCGCAAAGCCGCTGCATTTCCCCAGGATAGGCAACGCGGCGAATCCTGGCCCGCGTGCCGTCGTCGGCCGGCGGTTTGCAGAGCGTTATGGGGTTGCGGCGCGGTTCTTCGCACGCGCACAGCCAATTGATGAACTGTCGGAACTGGCCCCAGCAGTAGCGGACGTGGGTATTTGAGAAACCATCGTCGCGCATTTTCTCGACGGCGAGCGAGAGGTTATCTTCCGTGACGCCAGCCAGGCCGTGAAACTCAGCGCCGGTGAGGATGTTGCGGATGGCTGGCCGAATCGTGCCGAGCTTGGCGCGGGGGTGCATCCGCTTCACGTAGGCCAGGTAGCGCTCCAAGGCGAAGTGCAGCACGACGGTTTTAGGCTGCCCTGTATTGGCGGGTTCGTAGGGCGCGATCATGGTCGGCTCCTTGTCAGCCCGGCTACGGATCGAAGGCACTCGGCGAGCTGCCCAACTAACGCCAGCATTTCTTCCGTGTCGCGGTCGTAGACGATGGTGAGTTTGTCGCCCACGAGGAAGCGCAGCATTTGGTTTTCATTGTCCGCATCGGCTCCGCGCTCTCGCCACAACCGCTCGGCCTCAGCGTTCTTGAAGATGAAAAATTCCTTCGCCATTGCGCCGTCGATATACGGATCGGGACCGCTCATCATCGGTTGCAGGCGTACCGCTTGCACCCAGTCTGCCGCCTGAAACAGCGCATGCGGCCACATCTCTTGCATGGCGCGAATCACCACGTCGGCCGTGTTCTCGCCTGCGCCGCTAATCTCGCGTTCGGTGCCGCCGATCATAGCTCACTCCTCCAACTCAATGCGGGCGTCGAGCAGAGCTTTGGCGATACTCCAAGACCACTTAGCAACATCGTCCGTGTCGATTCCTCTCGCTGGCGGACAAGCCGCGACAGCACCCATAATCGCAATCGCCGCTTGGTCGAGGAATGCTTGACGTTGCTGTTGCCGTAAGCTGTAGCTCGGCTTGTTTGGCACGCGCAAGGCGTAGAGGCAGCCATCTCGCACCTTGGCCATCTCCTCCGCGTCTCGGAGGTCAAAGTACCAGTCAGCTTTTACTTCGCGGCCATCATTCAGCGATAGCACAACATAGCTGTCTTTCTGGGCGTGAACATCCAGAGTACCATCTACGTCAGACATCTTCGGCCTCCTTTCAGGCTGTTGATGTTAGGATGCCCCAGCGCCAACTGGGGCGTCCGTTATTTTATAAGAGCGGGGTCTAGGTCGCCAGTTATTCCCCGGCTGGGGCGACTCCGCGGCTGCCGGGCCAGATGTTCTCTTGCAACCCCGCATGGAGAACCCACGGTCCAAAGTGAATCGCGCCCGCTATCTTACCCTGTTTGGCCAGTGAGGCAATACCCATGAATCTATACCTTGTCGAACGTCGTGGCGCTAGCGGATACGAGGAAGGTGCGATTATCGCCGCCGACACGGAGGCTGAGGCCCGCAAGGAATTCGGCGAAAACCGAGTGGCGACGACAGTAGTGCTAGTCGGCGTGGCCGTCGAAAGCACCGAGCGCGGCGAGTTACTGCGCGACGGTCCCTCCGACTGGTAATTGCTTGGCTTTTTCCGCCTTGGCCCGCTGCTGGCGCTCTTGCTCGATCTTGCGGTAGAGAGAATAGAGTCTCAGTTCGTCGGGACTGAGCAGCGGCAAATCCTGCTTGCGAACGTACAGGTCGGTGTGCTGTTGGGCCGGCGAGCCTTGAAGCAGTTGCGCGGCGGCATCACGGGCGGCTACGTCGCGTGCCTGCGGCATGTTGACCGTCGCCGTCTGGAATCCGGTCAGCGCGTTCGTGGCCTTTTCCAGCAGCGACTTGCGCGGGTCAGACAACTTGCCGGCCATCGTGAGGTACGGCGCGAACGGCATATTGCTGGCAATCTCTTCCAACGTCGGAGAGATGGCCGCTCCGCGGTCGGTTCCAAGAATGTTCTGCGCCGTGGTGGATAGTCGCCCCTTCAAATCCGTCAAGTCCCGGCCGCTGTTGAGCTGCTTGTTCGTGGCCAATTCAATCGGCATTTTCAGTAGCGGGTTGAGCATCCCACCCATCTCTGCGAGGCTTCCGCCGATCGTGCTGGTCAATGTGCGCCCCGGCCGGAATACATCGCCCAGCACTTCAAACGGCAGGCTGGTCGATTCCAAGTAGGTCTTGTTTCCTTCGGCGTCCTCTTGCGAGAGTGGAACGGAAATGTCGTTGCTGAGTTGCTCCGGCGTGAATTCCTTGTGGCCAGCGCCGCCGGCAACGCGCACCGCTTCGGCCGTGATGCCGCCGGGATTGTTGGCAATCTCTCGGATCGTCCACGGCAGAACTCTGCGTGCCCAGGTATAAAAAGGAATCGCCGACCGTCGCAGCGTTTTCTCGAATGGAGTCACCTTGGAGAAGTCGCCCATTACGTCCTGCGCGGTTTGCATCGCCTCTTGCCACGACATGCCTTGCCGCATGTGACCCAAGGCAATCGCCAGTTTCGGAAGCGTCCACGCGAAGTTGCTCGACTCTTGACTCAGTTGCAGGAGCGGGTTTTTGTTCAGGTTCTCCGTGAATTCCTGCGGCGTTTTGTGGAATACGTCCAGAGGATTCCAGCCCTTTAAGAAATCGCCCACTGGATGCCCCTTGAGCAGCCCCAACGGCAGCGGGTGCATTGGCTCGTTGCCGACCAGCGCGTTCTTGAGTTGCGCGATGGGTTGCGCCGCTCCATTGCCGAGTTCCGCCGTTTCGACCGTTGGCGCATCGACCGTCCGGCCCGCAAGGATTCTGGCCTTCATCAAGCGGTTGCCCTCTGCGGCCCCGGCGGCTTCGCCTTTGCCGAGATACTCCCCGATGTTGTCGAGGTCTTTCCCTTGCAGCAGATTCCAAGCATCGCGGAGTGCCGGGAACCAGTTTGAGGGATGGAGCCCGCTGGCAGCCATGCCCCACAGGCCGGTTACTCCATCGCGGACTTTGTTGGCCGGCCTGGCAATCGCCCAGCCCTTGAACATGCTCGTGAAGTTTTTGAGCGCGTTCATAAAGTAGCTGGTCGATTCAGGGCTCTTGTTGCCAACGAAGTCCATCGTGCGCGAGGCGCTGTTGGCGATGCTGGCCGGGATGGGCGCATTCGAGACTTCCTTCACGGCAGTATCGCGGGCCGCTTGCCAATCCTTCTGTGCTTTCTGCGCCGCTTCGAGGGCTTCACCTTCCGCCCCTTCTGGAATCTCCGGCATTGGAGCGCGGAGCGCCGCAACTGTCTCTTGCGACAGTTTGCCGTTGGCGGCCAGTTCTCCCGCCAAGTGATTGATGGCATTGGGGCCAGTCATGTTCGCCGCTTCCAACGCTTTCGCTGCCGGCACCGTCGCCTCACCTTCTCCGGCCAGTCCGGCAGTTCTTGCGAACAGCGAATGGATTTGCTTACCGTATTCGACGTTATGAATTTCGCGCGGCATCCGCGTATAGAGGTCCGTGAAGGCGTCATTGGAGAATTGAAACCGCGTGGCCAGTTCATCCGGCAGGTTCGCGCCGTACTGCTGTTTGAGCTTGGCTTCGTTTTCGATGGTTTCCAGCGCTTGCATTGTCGCGTGTTCTGCGGGGTCGAGAACGTGGGCCGCAGTGAACGCACCTTTGGCTTGCGGAGCCTGTGCTTCAAGCCCGGCGACTCCCTGCTGAACCTTCTGGCGCAGCTTGGTGAGATTATCTAAGTCGGCCTCGTCGGCACCCATGTACGTTTTTGCGATGTAGCTGGCTTGATCTTCGGCCGTTACCGGGAACTGGGCGGCAGAAATATCTTGCAACTCCTCCGGGGATAACTTCCGTGCCGTGGTGCCAGCTTCGCTAAGTTGCACGCCAGTTCGCTCGGCCAGCGCGTCGAGGTCGGGCTGCGTGAATAACCGCTTGGCCAATGGCTTGCCGGTGGCGATGTCGCCGACGAAGCGATTGGCCCCCACCGTGCCGCCGATGATGTTCGTTAGTTCGTCGGCGCGGTTTTTCGTGCTGGCGCTAGCCGTCGGCATCCCCTGCGCGCCGGTGTTCAGGCCGGGCGCTGTCTCGGCCGCTTGTTCGCCAGTTGGTAGCACGCCGACGCGGGCCGAGTAAAGCGCCTGCTGTTCGGCTGGGGCCGTGTTCAGGCCGATCTTGGCTCCCTCGGGACCGTATTTGTCGGCGATCTGTCGGTAGGTGTCGTAGGCCCCGCGGAGGGCAAACCGCTGGTCTGGCGTGGCGTGGGGATAGAGCGATGAAATTGCTGCTTCTGGGCTGCGCTCGGCCAGCGGCACGTTCTCTGATCCCGGATAGGCCAGCTCGACGAGTCCGCGGGTTGCCTCGGCCAGCGTGAAGCCGCGCCGCACAAGTTGTTGCGGCCCCATGACTACCGGATTGACAGTCTTGCCGGCGGTCGGGACGCCTTCGGCCTGCAAATCCTGATACGCCTTGGCAAGCTGCTCCGTGGCCTGCTCCGCGCCGCGTTGCGCGCCTTGGTAACCGGCTTGCGCGGATTGCTGACTAGCGGCTTCGCCAGCTTGCCCAGATTCTGGATCGAATAGCCGCGCCACCGCAGCAATAGGCCGCGAGTAGCGGATTCCAGCCAATGTCCGGTCAATGCCCTGCCCAATTGCCTGAGACAGCGGCCCGTGGCCCAAGGTGGCGATGTTTGAGGCTCCGGGGATTGGAGGGCCAAAGCCTGCCAAGCCACCTAGCTTCTGTCCTAGAAGGTCTTGGAGGGCCGGATCGGTGCTGGTCCAGCTACTTGCCGCCACGGTCGCGCCTGGGCCTTGGCCAGCGACAAATGATTGGCGCGGCAACGGCACGTCCTCTCCGACCCAGCCCCGCTTCTTGGCCGCGTTTAACACCTGTTCCATCGCGTCCGCATCGCCGCCGATCTGCTCACCCAAGGTTGTCGTCATTTTAGCGGCGCGCGGACCAACGCCGGTGAGGCGTCCGGTCACGGCATCCAGGCCCTCGCCGAACTTCGGCAGGATGCCAACGTCTTTTGCCAATTGACCACTGCGCCCCAGCGCGGTGCCGATCGGTGCTAGCCCCCACATAAGCGGATCGAGGGCTGCTTCCAGCCCGATTCCGCCCGCATCCCCCAAGTCGAAACCATCGCCCGGCTGCTTCGGATCGGTAATGCCTAACTTATCCAGCATCTCACGGCCGCTCGGCACGTCGTTCTTGTTGGCCAAGAGGTCGTTGCCGAATAATCCGCGGTCAGTCAACCCCAGCGTGTCCGAGAACGGGATCAGATTCAAGAGCGCCGATGGCTGCCCGCTGAGAACGCCCCGCACAGCTCTGGCCGGCTTGCCCAGCGATTCGCCGATCCAGCCCAGCGCCGAAAGAGGCGCGGACAGGACGTTGCTCATCAAGTCGTTCTCTTCATCCGGGTTGAGCGGCGGCGGACTGGGGATCGGCACTTCGGGCGCGCCGGGCGGTTGCTGCTGGCGCAGGGCCGCGGCCTGGGCGAGCCGACCCTGATAGATGTTCAGCGGGTCGTTGGGGTCCGAGAACGGGTCGGTGGGATCGTAGCCGGTGGACATTATTCGTCCTTTGCGGCAGCGCCGGTCACAAACGAGATTCCAGCCAGCAGCGCCATCCCGTAGGCGACGAGAGAATGAACTAACGGTGGCAGTGCGTCGAAGTCAGAGTGCCATGCCACCATCGCTGCCGCTATCGCGAATAGCACCGCCAGCCCAAAGAACAAGGGTTGCTTTTTCATGTCGCCTCCACTGGTCTATTGGCCGATTTTTTCCCACGGCCACGCTTCCGGCACTTGGCCTGGATACATTTGCAAGTGCTGCGCTGGCGGCGATGGCGGCAGAGTCGTTTTCCAGCCCATGATCTTGCGCAGGTTGCGCGCCGCTTGAACCTTGCTGTCGTAGGCGGAAATTTCTCTGTCCGTGTTGGGGGTATTTCCGATCCAGCTTCCCTTCCATTGGTGCGGGTCGTAAGTGCGTTCCAGCTCGTCGAGGTCTTGCGGTTGTAGAAGTTTGTTCTGGTTTACAAGCGTCTTGATCGCGTCTGGATTCTTCTGCATCGCCGGATCGTTTGCCAAGGCGAGCGCGATTGCTTCTGGCGGGCTGCCTTGCGGGAGTGATCCGATTCGCGTAGCGAGGTCGGCTGCGTCCAAATCCGTTTGGTGTTGATTCGCCGGTGCTCCGATGTTAGCGGCCACGCCACCTGGCACTTGTGTTCCCGGCGGTGCCGGCGGCATTGGCGGAACACCTTGCGGCGGATTATCACCACCCACTGGCGGCGCGCCTGGCATCTGACCAAACTGACCGGCGTCTGGCCGCTGGCCGAATTGCTTTTCAGCTTCGGCGTCGAGCAATGGACCTTTGAGTTGGGGATTCGCCTGCGACAGCATCATCTTCTTCTTGTCCCATTCATCCGCGCGGCCCATGCCGAGCGCCGCAGCCTTCATCTGGTTGCTGCGATCCTCTTGAGCAAACTGCCGATTGATGTTCGCCTGATTCTGCTGCCGTTCGGCCATCTGCGGGTTGAGCATCCACATCGCCGCATTCGGACCCGCACCGCCCGGCGGCGCATTGGGCATCCCGCCGCCCATCGCTGAGTTGACCAGCATGGCCTGGCCAAACCCCGGATCAAGCCGCGACTTGCGGGCGAGTTCTTCCGCTTGGGCCATTTGCATTACGTGCTGCTGAGCGTACTGGTCGGCCGGCGTGCGCGCCGTGGCCAGAGTCGGAACAGTATGAGAGCCGCCGCCTTCCGCCGCCGCCAATGCCGCTCCGGGTGCTGGCGGCGCATTGGGCATCTGGCCCCAGGCCGTCGGCAGTCCAAGATTCGGCTGCGCGGTTCTGGCGGTGTTCATTGCCATTTGGTTCGCAACGGCCGGCGCTGAGCCTACTGGCGGAACTGGCGGTAGTTGATTGGGACCCTGACCGAACAAACCCCCAAACTGCCGATCGAGCGAAGCGCCAGGCATCCCCGGTTGATTCGGGGGGATGAGTATTCCGCCGGGCGAGACCGCTGCGCCGGTCTGCTGGTTTGCTTGACCAGCAGCATTGATTCCAGCGAACGGGGACGCGGGCGGTTGTGCTGGCAGTGGCTTGGGTGCGATAGATTTTAGAAAATTTTGCACATCCGCGAGCGCCGATTGTTTGTCGGCCAATTGAACCTGGACAGGTTCATTCGTTGCCTGAGAGTGCAGTCCGGTCTCAAACGGATTCTGGCTGCCGGGATTTGACTGGCCATCAGCCGCCGACGCACCCCCGCTGGCGTTTTCGCCTGGCGGCATTTGTCTCGCGAGTGCCAGCGGATCGTAGCTGCTCCCTGGATGCGCGGTGGCATCACCCGGTAGGACCTGCGGCGGCATTTGGCCGCCGTTGTTTTGCATCGCTCCAAGAATTTCCGGTGCAAGTTGGCTGCCAGGCGGTGCACTCGGCATCGTCCACTGCGGCAACGGATTATCAAGGACCCCGGCCCCACCGTTCGCGTTCGCGTTTTGCAGCGAGGGGGGGGTTTGCGGCAGTAGGCCAGCCTGCTGGCGTGGGTTCAGGATCGCCCGTGTGCCGAGCGCGTTCTGTTGTGCTGCGACATCGCCGGGAATCGCGAACATCCCATCAGTCGAACCGCCAAGACTCTTGAGCAGAGCAATCGCATCTTGCGGCGACATCTGCGGCGGCGCACTCGGCATGGCGGTACTCATCTGGCTCTCCTATAACATCTGCCCCAACATCCCCAGCATCGGGTAAAGGTTCTGCTGCTGGTAGATGTTCTGGCCATATTGACCTAAAAGGTTCTGCTGTTGGCCCGCGACTTCATTCTGCTGGCCGACTTGACCGCTCAAGAGCTGCTGCTGGTTGGCCAGCATGTCTTGGAGCGGCGTCTGCGCGGCTTGCTGCATCCCGCCGAACTGGGCTTGTGTTATCCCCGGCATCGCCGCCGCCATTGTGCCGGCGTCGAGCGAACGGCCCGGGGAGTCAAACTGCTTCTGTTGCAATCGCGGGTCGGCCTGCTGCGCGCCGTAGGCCCGGTACTGGTTCACCGCCTGCTGCGTCATCTGCGGCGTGTAGACGCCGGTGGGCGTGACGCTGCTGGTCGTCGAGCCGTAGCCGCCGGGCACTTGATTCTGCTGCTGGGGCTGCTGCGTACCTTGGTAGCCCTGGTAGTTGTTCCACGCGCCGGCGTTGCCGGGATTCTGCCGGGGATTGGCTGCGCCGCCGAAACTTTGCTGGCCGCCGAAGCTCATGGTTGCCCCCGTTTTCTGGCGTATGTCTGTAGCCGCTCATGCAGCGATGCCCACCGCGCGTTTCGTTCTAGTAGCGCGATCTTCTTGATCTGTCGGCGCGCGTAGGGCGTGCTGCAAAAGTCGCTCAGCGGTGACATCGTATGCGCGGCAGCGATTGCCTGGGAGCAATCTGTAATCCAGTTCACCCAGCGCGTGCCGCCGCCTTCATAATCCATCTCAGAATCCATCTCAGAATCCTCCCCCGCCCATCATGCCACCGAGCATGTTGTACAGGAATGAGCGGTACGGCTGCTGGGCCTGAAAGTTTTCAGATTGTAGG